TGCAACCTCAGAGGCTTCAATAAATTCTCCGTTAATGAGTCTTTTAGACGGTATTATTCTTAAAATTCCCATAACTTAAATTACGTATATTTGGCGAGGCATTGCTCTAAATTTCATTTGTTTGTTTAAGTTTTCTGCAAGTAACGCTTCTTTCTCCATCACTTTTTCAGGTCTTAATCTTGTTAACCAACCTTCAGGTCCGGTAAGTTCTTCCAGTAATTTTGTTTTCTCATCTTTACCCTCAGTTAATAAACTTGTATAATCCATCGTGATTTCAGAATCAGGCGTTTTTAAATTACCACTATACTTTCCTCTTACTCTACCCAATGTTTCTTTGACATAAGCGGTAAACCATCTTCTAACCCATTGTTTTGCAGGAACATTTAAATCAGACCAAGTTAATTCCTCAAGTGGAACATCGCTTGGTAATTTAATAACATCAGGATTGTTCTTTAAACAATCTGCTCTACTATCAGGTGTTGTGTCATAATACCAATACCAAACCGCTTTACCAACATAGTTACTATAAGAACTCCAATTAAAATTATTACCCGGAGCATTGTAAAGTTGTAAATTTTTCTTTCCGTCAGGGAGTGCGGTAATTCGATATGTTAATGAACCACCAAGAATTCTATTTAGGATATTAGATTGTTGCATTCTTATCAAATAATCAAACCCCGACATCATAAAATATGAACCTTGGTATCCCATTTGAGCGAACCCTGCTTCATTGGCACCTAAACCTACACCACCAAAACCACCAATACCACCAAGTCCAAACGCCGTCCATGGTTGATTACTAAACCATAAGACTTCATTAATTTCACGACCTGCAGGTATTTCATAATCTTGTTTATCTCGTTCAAGTATAATATAGTCTTTTTTTAAAACCCAAGGACCTTGAGCTTGAAGACCAACAATTTTTGAATAGGAATATGAAAATTGTTGTTCAAAATCCATTGTTCGAGTAATCAATGCGTTTGCAACAGACTTTTCAGTCATATTCAAATTGACCAAGTTAACCCATTGACTATCAATTAACCAATTTAAGATATATTGCTCATAATCTTGAATAGATAGTTCCATTAATGAATCCATCATTTCATCTTCAATTTCAACACTTCTAATTGGTGCCCCCAATAAGTGTTTAACTCTTGTATAAATTTTTGACCTTTCTGGTTCTGGAATTACTGACATATCTAATAAATATATTGTTAAATGTTATTGTATTTCAAATAATAAATCATCTGATGGAAAGATATATTTTCCATTAGATATTCTTTTATTTGTATTATCAAATACCCAAACTTTTTTTCCTTTTTGAAATATCATTAAGTCGACAACATCGGCTTTATATTTTCCAATATCACTGTCGACAATTATTATGTCGCCATTAGTGGTTATTGATTCATAACCTTTAACTTGAGCAGTTTTTGTGATTCCATCTATAGTGACTTTAAGGTCGACTCCACCAACATCTTGAGAACTACCTGCCCCCGCAATAATATCTACATCAACCCTGTCCTTTAAGTGTCTTTTAATAATTGCCGATGTTATCTTTTCTCTAAGATTACCTTGTTCATCTTTATCGACTAATACGCTTAGTAGTGTTTTAAAAGTTGAACTATTCACATCAAAAATTCTTGTCTTAAAATAATTGATTGCATTAATAAATCTTTCAGTTTCTTTAATTTGTTCTTTTGGTGTTTTATTTTTAAAACTAATTGGGGGTTTATTTGGTATGGTGTTAATCACCTGATTTATATCATTAAGTAATACACAAAAGGTTGAATAGTTTGTATTAAGTTTATTTATCGCAGACCTACCTGGTTTTTCTATATTATAAAATCCTGACACCAAACCTTCTCCGGGGGTCTCAACATAATTGTTAGGGAAAACATCTCTAAGAATCTTATTTATTCCACGCATATAAACCCATTTAACCTCTTGGTTATCTTTGTATAATTGTTTGTAGAAAAATTCATCCGATTTTGAACACGCTTCAGATTTCCCCTCACTTAAAACTTGTTTCATTTTAGTTGATTCAGCCAATTTAGTTTCAATTTTCATTTTATACATCTTACTAACAAAATCCCAATTAACAACTTTCCAAAAGTTTGTGATGTATTCATCTCTTTTATTTTTATACTTTAGGTAATATGCGTGTTCCCATAAGTCCAAACCTAGCAATGGAAACCCACCACCTTCAATCACATTCATTAATGGATTGTCTTGGTTTGGAGTAGACATAATCTTTAAAGTATTTTTGGAAGTTAAAACCAACCATACCCATCCGGACCCGAATCGTTCTTTGGCTTGTTTCTCAAATTCTTTTTTGAAATTACTAAAAGTTCCCCATTGTTTGGTAATCTTTTTATAAAGTTCTCCTTCTAGTTTTTTTGGTTCAGGTGTCAACATATTCCAAAACAACGCGTGGTTAAATGCACCACCGGCATTATTTCTGATTGTTTTGTCGAAACGGCTGATTGTTTTAATTATTTTTTCCAAATCTAAATCACCATATTTCTTTTTTGATAATGCGGCGTTTAATTTGTCTACGTAACCTTTATAATGTTTATTATAGTGGAAGTTCATTGTCTCTGCGTCAATAAACGTCTTCAAGGCTGAATAGGCATAAGGTAATTTTTCTATCCCTATTTTTTTCATTTCTGTAATCAACAACTCTTTTTCTTTTGTAACTTGTGATTCAAGTATTTGTAATTCAAGTTGTTGGATTTTCTCTTGTGTTTTTTTCATATATTTGGATTATCCATTACATATAAATAATCCGGATTTCATTATTTTCTCAAATGATTAATTCTTTTTAGAATTTCTTCCGCAACATCAGCAGGATTTTGATTGTCTCCCATAACAGTTGCAATCACTTGTTTTTTGTTATTTAAAATATCATAGATGATTCCCTCAATGGTATTTTCGAAGATAGGATAGTAAACTAAAACATTATTTTTTTGACCATAACGATAACTTCTATCTTCAGCCTGTGCGTGGTCTGAAGGTAAAAATGATAAGTCGTTGAAAATTGCGGCTTCACCGGCAGTTAAGGTAATTCCGGTTCCAGCCGCCTTTATGTTCCCAACAAAAACTTTAATTTTTTCATTTTCTTGGAATTGGTCAACACTATATTGTCTTTCGTGTTGAGCCATTGACCCATCGAGTTTAACCGCAGTTTTACCAAAATGCTCAACAATTTTATTTAATGAATCGGTAAAATTACAAAAGATGATGACTTTTTTTCCTTGTTCAATAATATTCTCAGCAATTTCAATTGTTTGTTGTATTTTTTCGTCAGCAATAATTTGTCTTACTTTTGTCAATTTTGAAAATTGAACCGTCAAAGATTTGGACTCTTCAGGGTTTTTATCATACCAATCATAATATTCTCCCATCACATCTTCATATGCTTTGGATTTTAATTTCAAATAAACCGGAGTGATAATTTTTTCGGGTAAATCAAGAACATTCTCTTTTAATCGTCTCAAAATGGTTCCTGATGTTCTTTCTCTTAATTCTTCAAGATTAGATGCACCTGTTATGTTCCAAACTTTTCGGTTTCCGACTTTGAATTGATATCCGGCACAATATCTTATTGCGTAAGCCATCCAGTTCTTTGCGACAGGTGAATCAACTAAACTCAATAAATTAAAATAATCCATCGGTCTTGAAGTCATTGGTGTTCCTGTTAATAACCATAACCTTTCAGTGTTTTTAACAAGGTCGTTAATAAGTTTTGTTCTTTGAGCGGTTGCGTTTTTAATGTAGTGTGCTTCATCCACAATTACCAAATCAAATTTGGAGTTAAGAATTAACGACTCCTCTTTATTTTTTGGGTCATGAAAATTTTTGATAATATCATAATTCGCAATAACAAAATCGTGTTCCGTTGAGAAATTCTTACTTTCGGCAATGAAGATTGACCTGTCAGAATAATTTTCAATTTCTCGTTTCCAGTTAATCTTCAATGTTGCAGGACAAATAATCAATATTTTTTTAGACCCACTTTCCAATGCCCCAATGATTGTTGAGGTAGTTTTTCCGAGTCCCATGTCGTCGGCCAATATAAATTTCTTATTTTCAAGTAATTTTTGGATTGCTTCTTTTTGATGTTCCAATGGAGGTCTATGGGAATATTTCGAATAATCAACCACAACATTTTGGACTGAATTATCTTTTATGATTGCAGCTTTCGGTAACCAAAAATCGTGGAGTTCCTCATTCTCAAAAACTTTACCCCAAATATGATATGCCTTTTCTTTATCCGCCAATAATTTCTCAACCCAAACTTTTTGAGGAATTTCAGTGTATAGTTTATCGTCTGCCAATTTTTGAGCAAAATAAGCATCAAGAATCACCCACTTTCTCGCAACCTTTGGTTGTTTGTCGTGGAATGAAATTATATAGTCCGATTGGCTTCTTGTAGGGTAAAATTTTTTGTTAATTTGTGACTTACGTCTCAACTCCAACAAATAGTTATTACCACCTTCATAGGTTTCAAGAATCGCCATCGCCTTTGATTCTAAACTTATTTCCATTGTTTAAATAAAAGTTTGTATTAAATATAAGTGAAAATAAAGTATTTATCAATATATGAAAATGTCACAAGAAAATTTAGAAAAATTAATTGCAAAGATGATTAGTGTTACCAAACCAAAAGGGGTGTCTTTTGTTGAGTTTGATTTAGACCCTATTAGTACTGACGAATATTATATGTCGATAGGTTATGTGGTTCCCGACGATAGTCCATTTCTAAAGATGAGGTCAAGTCCAAGGTCTTTTGATAATTTACGACAAGATTGGAATCAATCAATAAAACAATCAATTAAAAATTACTTCAATACTGATGTAATTATTAGTTCTTCGGCAATTAGGTCTGAAACATGGTATAAACAATATTTTAATGAAAATTAGTATGTCAAAGAGTTTAGTTCCAATAACAAGATTAGGTAAATTTTTTGGAGGCGAGGATTATTCCTTGGAAATTGACATGGGTCAAGAGTGGTTAGAAGGGGATATGAACTTCACTGTTATCTTATATCGTATTGATAGGTATAAGACAAAAACCGATGATGTCTATGGTGAAGTATTAGAAGATGGAGTTCAGTTTTTAGCACCTGTTGAATTAAAAGGTCTTGTCCAAGTTATGGCACCGACTTCTAAATTTATTGGTAATTCTAAAGTTGAACAGAAAGAACCTGGTAATATGAAATTCTCAATATACCAAAAACAACTTAATGATTTGGATGTTGAAATATTCCTGGGTGATTACATTGGATATTACGAATCTGAAGACCGAGTTAGATATTATGTTGTAAGTGATGACGGATATGTTAAGTCGGACAATAAACATACATATGGGGGTTATAAACCATTCTATCGAACTATTACCGCAACCTATGTTAGTGAAAATGAGTTTAAAGGTATTTAAGATATGGAAGATATTATTCGCAAAATTTTAAGAGAGATGGATAATCCCAATGAGGATAGAATTAAAAAAATTGAAGATAATAAAAAGTATATTGAAAAATTACTACCAAGTATTATTAAATTTTTTAAAGGTTCATTCTCCGAAGATTTGCTCGATATTGAGGTTATAACTAAAAAGGTTCATTATGGAGTTGAAAATTATTCAACAGAAGAATATCTTTTAAAATTTTATTTTAATAAAATTCCCAAAGAACATGAATTTAATATGAGAAGAACAATTATTAGAAATTTAGATAATATGTTTAATGTTAATATTACAAGATATGGTGTTCCGTTGGATTTTGAGATTTATGTAAAAACATGGAAAAAATTATAAAATTATGCCATTACCAAAAAATATAGTTAAACCAACCTTACCACTAGTTCCTCGAAAAGAGTTGTCCGCTCGTAGACAAGAACTATTGCAATACATCAAAGAAGATGGGACTTATTTACCCAAATCGGTATTACATGCGGATTTAGATAGAGGTATGTTGGATTTCGTTAAAAATGAGTTGAAGGTTGTTACCGCAGGAGAAATAGTTCCAATGGTGGATATTATTATCACTACTCAAAATTGGACTCAATATGTCGAAACTTATAAATTCATAGACTTAGATTATAATCCAGACCCACCATATATCACAGTCGTTAGAAGTCCTGAAGTTAAATATGGTTCAAACCCTGCGTTGATTTACAATATACCGAATAGAAAACAATTTTATTACGCATCGGTTCCGACTTGGAACGGAAATGAGCAAGGTATGGATATCTACACAATACCACAACCTGTCCCTGTCGATATCAAGTATAGTGTTAAAATCGTTTGTAATAGAATGAGGGAATTGAATCAATTAAATAAAATTGTAATGCAAACATTTGCGTCACGACAAGCATACACTTTTATTAAGGGTCAATATGTTCCAATTATTTTAGATAATGTTTCTGACGAATCTCAAATGACTATAGATGCGAGAAAATATTATGTTCAGAATTATGATTTCACGATGTTAGGGTATCTGATTGATGAGGAAGAATTTGAGGTAAAACCGGCAATCCAAAGAATAACTCAACTTTTTGAAATAGACACCACAACAAGAAGACCAAGAAGAAATAAATTCCCAGAAAATCCTGATGATTTTAAATTTGAATTTTTATTTGTTACAGGTAACACAACATTGGTTGATAGGATTGATTTTACTGCAAATATGAATGTAAATTCTCTTGAGAATGTATCATCATTTGATGTTTATATTAATAATGATTTTTACGGAATTAGTCCATCGGTCATACAAATTACAACTAACGATATTTTAAGGATTGTGGTAAACAAATCGGATAATACAAAAGAAGCAAAAATAATATTCATAAATAATTTATATGGGGGACAACCAGTTTTTAGACAAACAAACTCATCTTCAAACGGAGTTCCATATACGTTAGGAGTTCAAAGTGGTGCGACTTTTAACCTTTCTTCAGGTCTTAACTTTAGACAAGGAGACGACATTAAATTAGTTCATAATTCAACAAACAATCAAAATTCTAAAGTTGTTTCATATAATAACCAAACAGGTGTTTTAGTTTTCTCAGGTGCGACAAATGTTGTTGGGTTAGGAACTTACGATACTTGGGATGTTTATTAATCTTCTCCGTAGATATCTTTCTTCTCTTTACACTTCTCGATTATTAAATTTTCCAAAAATTTATAAATTTTAATTCCTCTCTTATCACAATACTTTTTCAGTATATTATGTGATTCAGGGGATATTTTAATATTCTTAATTTCTTTCTTGGTTTTCATGGTGAGAAAAAAGGCAGAATTAATTCCTACCATTTATAAATAGTTACTCAAAAGTAAAGTTTTTTGATAAAATATAGAATATTTATCTATAAAATAAATCTGTAATAGAATTAATAAATAATGGCAACAGCACAAGCAAACCAAAAAGTATTCGTATCTCCGGGTGTATACACATCTGAAACGGACTTATCTTTCGTAGCCCAAAGTGTAGGGGTAACTACGTTAGGTCTTGTTGGAGAAACAATCAAAGGACCGGCATTTGAACCGGTGTTTATAACTAATTATGACGAGTTCCAAGCGTTTTTCGGTGGAACAGAACCAACTAAATTCATTAATACTCAAATACCTAAATATGAGGCGGCATATATTGCTAAATCTTATTTACAACAATCAAACCAATTATTTGTAACAAGAGTTCTTGGTTTATCGGGATATGACGCGGGACCTTCTTGGTCTCTTAATGTTACTGCAAATGTTGACCCAACAACTATTGGAGACCCTTCTTCAGGAACATCGTTCTCTGTAACATTCACTGGTGACCCAACATTAGGTGTTGTTGAATTTATTTCAGGTCAGCTACCAACCCAAGTTACGACAAATCTAAATGTTGAATATAGACAAGAGGATGGTAGCACTTCGACATTACAAGACGATTTTAATTCATATTTAACTTTAATAATGAATACACCTTCGACTTCAGCAACTACTGCGGTTATATATGGTGCAATTCCTCAATCAGATTATTTTAATATTACAAGTCAATATTCTAGAGTTGCGAGTCAGTATGGTTGTGAAGCTAATTTTGAACAAAATGATTTAAATTCAGATAGTAATGATGTTTGGTATTACGCTAATTTTGAATTTCAAAATAATAATTCTTTAACTGGTAATTATACCGGTTATTCATTCTATTATACCGTATCAAATTTAACTTCAGGTGCATCAAACACATTTACAGGTACGGTTATCGGAGAATCTTATACGTTTACCGGTAGTGCTTATGACGAATTTAACAACATGGTTGTTGGAACTATCCGTTCAAGAGGTGTATCACTTTATACTAATAGTAGTACTAGTGAGAATCACGGACCTGTTTATCAAGTAGGGATTGATTATAACAATAATAATACTTGGGTTCCTAATAATTTACAATTGATTTGTACTGGACAATACTCAGGAATTACAAAATCACCTTACGCAACATTTCTATTGTCGGGTATAACTAAGGATAATAGTGTATTTTCTTTTGAAACTTCTTTATTGGCGGCTTCTTCAAAGTATATTACTAAAGTCTTGGGTGTGGATAATTTTGGTAAATCAAGATTTGAAGTCCCTATTTATGTTGAGGAATCTTACCAAGGGTCTTTAGACTACGCATATAATCAAGGTTATATTAGAGGATTATCATGTAATTTAATTGAGTTACCTGATGCAAGAAGTCAAAATCCAACATCAATAGCATATAATTTAGAAAGATACCAGTCACCGGAAACACCTTATTTAGTTTCAGAATTAAGAGGTAATAAGGTATATAAATTGTTTAAATTTATTTCAATCTCTGATGGAGATTCGGCAAACACTGAAGTTAAAGTATCAATTGCAAATCTATCTTTCAATAGTATGTCATTTGATGTATTAGTGAGAAACTTTTTTGATACTGATGCAAATCCTGTTGTGATAGAAAAATTCACAAATTGTAACATGGACCCGGCATCAAATAACTTCATTGCTAAAAAAATAGGGTCTTCAAATGGTGAATTCGCACTAATATCTAAATATATAATGGTTGAAATGTCGGATGAAGCACCAATAGACGCATTACCTTGTGGATTCTACGGATATACTCAAAGAGAATATCAAGATTATGATTCTTACCCATCACCATACCCTAAATTTAAAACAAAATATTATTTTCCGGGTGAGGTTATTTCTAATCCACCTTTCGGTTTTAACGTTGGTGGTGCACCTGTTCAGTCCGCAGGAGATATCGTTAGAAGAAGTTATTTAGGGTTCTCAACTCAATTTGGAATTGACGAGTCATTTTTAACATATAAAGGTAAACAAACACCTTCAAATTGGGTTACTAATCCTAATATTGAAGGTCAACCATGGAATGTGTTAAGTAAAGGTTTCCATATGGATTCTGGAGCAACTGTTGTAACAATTGCAAACACTTCTATGTCAAGTGGACAAACGGCATTTGAGTGTGGTGTTGCAGAATTTAGAAATGACCCTGAAACTCAAGAAAATCCTTATTACTTTATTTACTCAAGAAAATATACTTTATGTTTTGCAGGAGGTTTTGACGGATGGGATATATACCGAGAATGGAGAACAAATGAAGATAGGTTCCAATTAGGAGCGTCAGGTTATTTGGCGGGAGCATCTCCATCTTCAAGATATCCTAACGCAACAGGTGACGGATTATTCAAACGAATTGTTGTTCAAAACAATACTCAAGATTTTGCTAACACTGATTATTATGCGTATTTACTTGGTATTTTAACATTCTCAAATCCAGAGTCTACAAATATTAACGTGTTTGCAACAACGGCAATTGATTATGTTAATAACTCAAATCTTGTTGAGGAAGCAATAGACATGGTTCAATTCTCGAGAGCGGATTCAGTATATATTGCAACAACACCTGATTATAGAATGTATACACCGGATTCAACAAATCCTCAAGATATCATTTATTCTCAAGAAGCGGTAGACAACTTAGATAACACAGGAATTGATTCTAACTATACCGCAACTTACTATCCTTGGATACTAGTTCGTGACACAGTTAATAATACACAAATTTATTTACCACCGACAGGTGAGGTTTGTAGAAACTTAGCATTGACTGATAATATTTCATTCCCTTGGTTCGCATCGGCGGGTTATACAAGAGGTCTTGTAAATTCAATCAAAGCTAGACAAAAACTTACACAGACAGATAGGGATACATTGTATCAAGGTAGAATTAACCCTATCGCAACTTTTTCTGATGTTGGAACCGTAATTTGGGGTAACAAAACTTTACAAGTTGCTGATTCGGCACTTAATAGATTGAATGTAAGAAGATTATTACTTCAAGCTCGTAAGTTAATTTCAGCAGTAGCGGTAAGATTGTTGTTTGAACAAAATGACCAAATTGTTAGACAACAATTCTTGGATAGTGTTAACCCTATTTTAGATTCAATCAGAAGAGATAGAGGTCTTTTTGATTTCCGTGTAACAGTATCATCAACACCTGAAGATTTAGATGCAAATCGATTAGTCGGTAAAATTTACTTAAAACCTACGAAGGCGTTAGAGTTCATCGATATTGAGTTCTTCATTACTCCAACCGGAGCTTCGTTTGAAAACATTTAAAAATAAACTTAATGGGGATACTAATGTATCCCCTTTAATTGCCAAATATGAAAAGACAGATTAAAGAAGGGTTTAAACCCGAGGGAACACCAGATATGAAATATTATGCCTTTGATTGGGATGATAATATTGTTCATATGCCAACTAAAATTATGTTAAAAACTGAAGATGGTGAAGAAATTGGTATGAGCACCGATGACTTTGCAGAGTATAGACATGATTTAGGTAAAACCCCTGTTCAATATAAAGGAAATACTATTATCGGTTTTGCAGATAATCCATTTAGAAATTTTAGAACGGAAGGTGATAAAGATTTTTTAGTTGATGCTATGAGAGCTAAAGAAGGACCCGCATTTGGAGACTTTAAAGAAGCAATCAATAACGGGTCAATATTTTCAATTATAACTGCTAGAGGTCATAATCCGGAAACATTAAAACAAGCGGTGTATAATTACATTGTAAGTAATTTTAATGGAATAAATAAAGATGAATTAATTAAGAATTTAAAAAAATACAGAACATTTGTCGGTGAAGATGAAATGAGTGACGATGAATTAATTAAGTCGTATTTAGAATTAAACAAATATCACCCTGTAACTTTTGGTGAAGGAAGTGCTGCGAACCCTGAAGAATTAAAAGTTAAAGCAATGGAAGATTTTGTATCATATATAAAAGGAATGGCTGGAATTTTAAATAAAAGAGCATTTATTAAAAATGAAATTTCAAATAATTTTATACCAAAAGAACCAATAATAGGATTTTCAGATGATGATATTAAAAATGTAGAAGTAATGAGTAAACATTTTAAAGATAAACCAGATAATATAGTTAAGACTTATTCTACGGCTGGAGGAATTAAAAAGGAATATAAATAGATTATAATTTTTTCAAAAAAAAAGTAAATAGAAAAAATTTTAATCGAGAGTATATTTATTAGATATAAACACAAAAAAACAAAATTGAAATAACATGGCTGATTTATTAATGAAAATGCCCATACCTTATGAACCAAAACGACAGAACCGGTTTATTTTAAGGTTTCCATCCAGTTTAGGAATAAATGAATGGTTTGTTGAAAGTGCATCAAGACCAACTATAAAGATTGGTTCAACTGAAATCCAATTTTTAAATACATCAACATTTGTTGCCGGTAGATTTAATTGGGACCCAATTTCGGTTAAATTTCGTGACCCGATTGGTCCTTCAGCTGCTCAAGCACTTATGGAGTGGGTTCGTTTACATGCAGAATCAGTTACCGGTCGTATGGGTTATGCTGCAGGTTATAAAAAAGATATCGACCTTGAAATGTTAGACCCAACAGGAGTTGTAGTTGAAAAATGGATACTTTATGGAACATTTTTAACTGATGTTAATTTTGGTTCTTTAAGTTATAGTCAAGACGCATTAGCGGATATTACCGCACAACTTCGTATGGATAGATGTGTATTAGTTTATTAATTTACATTTAACATTTACTATTATTTTTATTTGATTTATAATTAACCGTAAAGCAATAAACTTTACGGTTAATTTTTTTATATATGGAAACACAATCAAGAGACTACGGTCAAGAAAATTTTACATTACCACATGACGTGGTACCATTACCATCTAAAGGTGTATTTTATAAGAACAAGAAAAAGGCGTTAAAAGTTGGATATCTTACTGCATCTGATGAAAACATTTTAATGGGTAGTGGTTCTGATATTACGATAAATTTATTAAGGTCGAAAATTTATGAACCGGACATGCGAGTTGAAGACTTGATTGAAGGTGATGTAGAATCAATTTTAATATTTCTAAGAAATACTGCGTTTGGACCTGAAATAGATTTAAATCTTAATGACCCAAATACAAACAAACCATTCCAAACAACGGTTTTATTAAATGAACTACCAATTATTGAAGGTCAACAACCTAATGATGACGGAACCTTTACTATAAAATTACCAAAATCTCAATCTACTATAAAAATAAAACCATTAAATTATGGTGAAATTATGGAAATTTCTCGTTTAAGTGAGACTTATCCTGTTGGTAGAGTTGTCCCTAAAATTACTTGGAGACTACAAAAAGAAATTGTTGAAATTGAAGGTTCAAATGATAAAGCAATGATTGCAAAATTTGTTGAATCCATGCCAATCGCGGATTCTAAATATATTAGAAATTTTATGAATCAAAACGAACCTAGATTGGATATGACTAAAACAATAATGGCCCCGTCCGGAGAAAAGCTGACAGTGAATGTTGGGTTTGGGGTCGAATTTTTTCGCCCTTTCTTCTGATTATAGAAAAAATCAGATAGATGAATTCTACTATCTGAATAACTTAATGAAAGTTACATACCAAGATTTTTTACAAATGCCAATTTTTGTAAGGAAATATCTATTAGATAAATGGGTTGAAGATAATACTAAAGATTAAAAAACTAACCTTAATCTATTTATAGATAACAATTAAATTATATGGCCGATTTAAATGACGAAAGTAAAAAGAAATTAGAGGATTTAAATAAGACTCTACGTGAAATCATGTCACCAGTCGAACTAGTTAGCGGTACTATTGCTGACATGGTTCAATATAGTGATGAATTAAATAGAAATTTTGCGTTAGGTAGAAGTAGGATTCAAGAAATGAATGTTGCTTTTGCAAACTCTTCCGTAGTTGTTGCAAAGTTGGGGGGTAGTTTAAGTGATGTTACTAAAACAATTTCTGAAATTGCTGCGGCATCAAATAGAAATGTTATTGAAAATGAACTTGTTGTTTCACAACTATATGCGGCTTCTAAAATTTTAGGAACCAGTGCTCAAGAATTAACCAACCAATTTAAAAATGTTGGTTATGAAACATCTCAAATTGGGGTAAATTTAGAAAATTCAATAACTTATATTCAAAGTGTTGGTTTAAACGCTCGAACTGTGATGTCTGACGTTTCCGCTAACATGGAAAAAATGAATCGGTATCAATTTGAAGGGGGTGTAATTGGTTTAACAAAAATGGCCGCCCAAGCTTCAATGTTGAGGTTTAGTATGTCTGATACTTTTAATTTTGCTGAAAAAGTGTTACGACCTGAAGATGCTATTAACATGGCCGCAACATTCCAAAGATTAGGAGTGTTAGCCGGTAATTTAGTTGACCCATTTGCAATGATGAACGAATCTTTGACAAATCCTGCAGGATTGCAAGATAGTTTGGCTAGAGTAGGACAACAATTCACATATTTTAGTGAAGAAACACAATCGTTTAAGATTAGTCGACAAGGTGTGTTAATTTTAAAAGAAATGGAAGAGGCGGCAGGATTGACTTCAGGAACATTATCAAAATCGGCCTTGGCTGCGGCAGATTTAGATAAAAGATTATCTGAAGTCGGTAGGGTTGGTTTAAAATTTGAAAATGAAGAAGACAAGCAATATTTGACAAATATTCTTAGTATGGGTAAAGATAGTAAGAAGTATGAAGTTACACTTAATGATGGGACAAGAAAAGAGTTACAAAATTTAAATCAAGAAGAGTTTAATAAATTAATTGACCAACAAAAAAATGCTCCAAAAACTCTTGAAGATATTCAAAAAAGTCAATTGAGTGTGACAGAAAATTTAGCCGCTGATGCGAAGGCAATTTTAAATACGATAAGATTCGGTGCTGCAACCGCACCTGAATTGTCAACAAATATTGAAGGACTAAGAAACATTGTTACTAAATTTGCGGATGTCACTCAAAAGAAAGTGCCAACAACAGGAAGAGTTAGAGAGTTTTCTGGAGAAATGATACAAAAAATGATGAATCTTATAGGTAACGTCCAACAAGGGTCGATTTCACTTAAGGATATTCCGAATAACTTATCAAAAATTGAAAGTATGTTAGTTGGTTCTGCGGATAAAATAGGGGATGAGGGGGTAAAGGTCCTTAAAGAAATTTTAAATGAAACTGCAAAAGGAGTTACAGGTAGTAGTAATATTGAAAAATTTTTTAGAAAAGAAATAACAGGAGATAGTTATAGCAAACAAGTTTCAAAAAATATTGCACAAATTTCAAAAAATGTTAACCCAAAAGGACAGATGTCTGTAAGTCCAATATCAGGAAATCAAATAATGGGAGTTGGGACTACTCAAAAAAATTATATCGAAACAACTAAAGAAGTTAATACAAAAATTGATTTTGGTGGTACCATTGTACTTGATATAAAAGCACCGGTAGGTGTTAGTGAACAACAATTTAAACAATGGTGGAAACAATTGTCTGAATCTGAAGATTTTGCAAGAGCAATGACTCAATTTAATCAAAAACAATTAAAAAAACTTGAAAAAATAAGTTAACAACCTATTTATAATTAAACAAAAAATAGATGGGAAGTCCATTAGATTTTATTAGCACCGAAGGGTTTAGAAAAAAACTTATTGCGAGAAATTTGGCACCATACCCCAAATCTCCAACTAAAGTCGTGCCACCAACAACATATGAGATTGTTCAATCTGATTTAGTTCCTGTTGATAGTCCGGACTCTTTTATAGACACACCATTTTTTGCTGATAAATTATATCCACTTAATAAGTGGGGTAATGATGGAGGATACGAACAATTACCTGATTTACCTGTTAATACTATTGCACCCAATAAAGGAGAATATGGACCTGGACAACAAGACGCAAAACTTTTAGACGATGCCCAAATTGCTGCGAAGATTGGATTTCCGGGTATCGCACCTGCATGGCAACCATTAAATGCCTACGGTAGTAATAGTCTTCAACAATTAGATGCTGGAGAAGCGATTGTGTCTCCGGATTCAATAAACAACGGACTTACAGGAGGAATCCCAAATTTATATAACAATCAACCATACCCAACAACATTTAATTCGTCATCTTATTCACCATTATCAATACTATTAACATCAGACCCACAAGGCAGTAATGGTCGTTTGAGTGAGGATTCTTTTATCGCTCGATTAGGTGCTAAAACTTTAAAGAGAGAGTTTGAAGAAAGAATTGGACGAGCAATTATCAGAGAAACTATAGGTCGTGCAAATATTTTAAATATTAATAGTAGTACGAATGTTGTTAATATTTTAACGGGACGAGTTCCACTAATTGAACCCAATTACCAAATTACTGTCCCGTCTAACCCTATAACCGCGGCGGCAGATTTTTCACTTAGATTAGCAGGAAGTGAACTTCCTTTTTCATTAATACCCGGTTCTTATTTTGACCCAAGCATTAATCCCCCAAGACCCTCAACAATTGCCCAATCTTTACTTGCCAATCCAATTGCTGCTGCAGGTAATTTTGTATCAAATTTATTGGGTGCGGGAAAGACAGGGTCTCAAATTTTTTACAATAATACGGGAGGAGGACAAAAGTCTATCTTATGGAAAAATATTAATTTTAATCGATATAAACCAAACTACGATAGAACATTATTAGATAGACTGGGAGGTGTAATTGTTGGAACCCAAACAAATAACGCTAATTTTTATGTTGGGTCAACAACATCTGACCCATCAAGAGTATTCTCACCGAGTAGAGAATTACCTGTAGATTCTTTTGGTAATGAACAACAATCACCTGTTTACGGACCTCAAGAACTTGCTCAATTATATGAGGGACCTAGTAAAGAAATTAGACTGGGGGCGAACGGACCAACATATAGTAATGGGGGTGGTATTGAAGGTGGATTTACATGGACTTCTACAAAATATAGAGGTAATGCCGGTAAAAAAGTAGGTGTTGGTGGCGTCGTGATTAATCAAGATGAAGATTTTAGACCATCATCATATAATTCAACTGAATCCACAGAAAGAACTTTAAAACAAGGTTCTATTCTTGATGAAACTCAAAGGATAATAAATAGTCAACCTCAAGGGGGTAAACGATTACAACATGTTGGTAATGCTATTGACCAAGTTTCTAAAGTTTTTAATGATGGATATAAAGAATTAACGAAAGGTTCTAGAGTGTTGAGTTATGTTGGGTCAATTGGTCAAGAAGTAGGAACAGAATATTGTCGAGTTTTCGCCAAAGACACACCTTATTTACAATATAATGATTTACAGAAAACCGATGGTATTGTTACTGAAGGGAGAAGATTCTCATATTCGGTGTTAGATAAAACATATAACTTAAATATTGCACCCAATAAACAAGAAGGAGGACAGGACTCAACAAATTTAATTGGAACTTATAATAATGCGGTTGCAAAAAAATACATGTTCTCAATAGAAAACTTGGCATGGGTAACATCAAACACACCTGGATTTACGGTTTCGGATTTACCTGTATGTGAAAGAGGACCCAATGGAGGTAGAGTAATGTGGTTCCCACCATATGGATTAACCTTTACTGAGAATGTACAAGCCAATTGGCAACCAACCGATTTTATTGGTAGACCCGAACCCATATATACCTATAAAAATACAAGTAGAGGGGGTAGTTTAACTTGGAAAATTGTTGTTGACCACCCATCAGTCTTAAATGTTATTGTAAATAAAGTATTGTCAAACGAAACAAATAAAACTAGAATTGATAGTATTTTAGAATCTTTTTTTGCGGGATGTAGAAAATATGATATATATGAGTTGGCTAAAAAATATTACACAATACCACCAAATGATTTACTCCAATTTCAAACCGCTTTAAGTTCTAAAGAATTGACAAAAGAACAAATTGAATATTCGGTTAAAACAATTTCAGATGTTCCGCAAGTCTCAACTGATAATCGTTCAGTTAACGCCACTGAAAATAATTTAAAACAATTTGAAAATATAGGATTTTACTTTGAAAATGCGATACCTTTAACATACAATGTTAATTTTCAGACAACATACACTAACTACACTAATCAGGATACAAGAGAGTTATATAACAAAAATTCTAAAAACCCTCAATCAACAAATTCGTTTTTTGATAGCGTAGTTATACCAAATAAAAATAGAATTGATGAATTAATTAATGAAATAAATCAACAATTTATTAATTCTACTGACAAGGAAGGAACAATAACTTTAACTTTTGAGGCAACTGCATCCGCAAAGTCGTCTACCGCCTCTAATGCCGACTTATCCGCCAGAAGAATACAATCTGCAATAATATACATTACAGGTGATACTAGAATGCAAGACTATGTGCGAAGTGGACGATTGAGATTTGATATAGGTTTGGGTTTAGGGGAGACAAGTGAAGTTAGTAAATATGATGAAAAAACTAAGCAATTTGTTCAAAATGAAAAAGTATCTTGTACTGATGCTAATAGTAATCCACCAAATTCGGATATATTTACAACAACCGCAATGTCCTGTAGACGAGCTTACATATCAAAAATAACTTCAACATTGAAAGCCCCTCCAGCGGATTTACCACCAAAAGATACTACAGTTCTTGTTGGTAATGTTGTTAAAACAACAACAACTGTCCCAACAATAGAAACAAAAGTCACGTTAAAGGATAATATTAGCAAACGAGTATTACGAGCCCTACTATCTGAATGTGATTATTTTGAGACAATTAAAGAGGAAAGTCCTATGGTTTACGACAACCTTAGAGATAAGTTAAAGTTTTTTCAACCAGGATTCCATTCAATCACTCCTGAGGGACTTAATTCGAGGTTAACATTCTTACAACAATGTATGAGACCTGGTGACACAATTCCGACTGTTAAGGTAGATAATGGAGGAAATAAAACTCTTACATATAATAATGCAACCAATACTTCATTTGGTGCACCACCGGTGTTAATTTTACGAGTTGGGGATTTTTATAATACTAAAATAATCCCAACAAGTTTGGGAATTACTTATGAAGAATTAGATTTAAATCCGGAGGGTATTGGGGTCCAACCAATGATTGCGAATATTACTTTACAGTTTAATTTTGTTGGGGGTAGTGGATTAAAAGAATCTGTAGATAAATTACAAAATGCGTTAACGTTCAATTATTATGCTAATACAGAAATTTATGATGATAGAGCGGATTCAACCGATTTGAGTTATAAAGTAATTGATGCCGACTTTTTAAAATCTGCGATTGAAAGTGTTGCTCCACCGACAATTAACCAATCTACTCCAAATAATGGTCAGACAAATGACAGTACTATTGGAACAATAATTACTAATGTTGTAAGTCAAAGTAGTCAAACAGGAACGATTAGTTATAGTTCATTTATGGATAAAATGGTTGGAGAAACTCAAAATTATTTTACTAATGTGGTTAATAAAAATAGAGAATCATTTAATCAATATAATAATGCGGTTCGTCAACAATGGATGTTAGAAAGAACATATCAAAGGGGTAAATTTACGTTAACAAAAGATTCAGACACTATCTTATTTGGTAAACCATATAATTTGGAAAAAAGAACTAATGAAATATTTGGACAATTAATTAAGGATATTAAAAATGAGGACGAAGGATTTATTGAATTTATTGCAAACCAAAATTTTACAAATAGACTTGTGAACCAACTCCAAGAAAATTATTCAAATTTTGTTAATAATAAAAGAGGTTCCTTCCAAAACGCAATTACTAATATAACTAACGGCATGGTTGCAACCCAACAAAGTTATATTGGGTATATTGGTAGGGTAAATACGATTAGCTATAGTGCGGTGATAAATACAGGAACTGACGGGTATCAATTAAAAGATGGTAAAATTGTTTCATATAATGTGGTAGGAACTACTGAAGTTGACTCTAGTTCAAATAATGCTCCAAATACTTTAATTGAGTTATATGATGATGTGAAAAAAATTAAAAATAGTATTAACGAATTTAATAAAATTGTATGGAGAGCAAATACTTTTACATATGATGATAAATCCTATACTGGTAATTTAGTTTTCGAACCAAACTATAATAAACTACCAATCGAAGAAGTTTTTAACCCATTTAGTCAAAACAAATTATTTGACAGAAATAGTGGATTTGTTTTTAGAAGAGTTTACATGATATTATCTAATGATGTGATAGATTCTAAAAAATATGAATCATTTAAAAACGCGTTAATTGGTAACATTTTAAGTAATTCTACATTAATAGGTAAAGGTGATAATGGTAATTTAAGTGTAGAGTTTGATAAATACTGGTTAACAATTGCAAAACCGGCATTTGAAGACGAGAATAATATCACTAAAGCGTTTATTGATGATATGGAAAAAAATAAATTAAAAGAATTTTTAAAATATACTCCATTTAATTTAAAGAAAAAAAGAACATTTACCTACACTACAGAAGGTTCAAATAATGACGCACAACAAAAACTAATAAAAGGTTTAGGGTGGGTTGAAAATCAAAATACAAACAATAAAACATGGAATGACGAAAGTCCTGCTAATGTATTTATATCAAAAGCAAAACTTAACTAATGGCATATCAATATTGGAATAGATATAGTGACTTTTTAATTAATGGTGAACAAACTGTTGTTCCTTTTGTAAACATTATCCAAAAGACAACAGATAAAACATTTATTTATAAAGTAGGTAGAAGTAGATTAGACGTTGTATCACAAGAATTTTACAATTCGCCTTTTTTCGGTTGGTTGATTTTACAGGCAAATCCTCAATTTGGTGGTTTAGAAAATAACATATATGACGGTGCGGTATTGATAATCCCATATCCTTTACTACCTTCATTACAAGACTATAAAGCGGCGGTGTCCGAATATTTTTATTATTATGGCAGGTAATTTACAAGGAGATAAAAGTGGTAATATTTTAGTAGAGTTTGATTATCAAAACATTGCGGTTGTTGACCCAAATAAAACTATAGATACCTTTGGTAATATTAAAGAAAGGTTAGTAGACCATGAAAATTTAGTCATGTATGTTAATCTTGAGGCAGAATTATTACCGAGAACGAAATTATCAATTGGTGCTTCACCAAATGATACAAATAGAACTATCTCAATAGCGTCTATAAATTTTCTAAAACCAACCGAAGAAACTTTCTTAACGACAGGTTATTATGATGAATTGACAGGTAAAAATTCTAGAAATGGTTTAGGTGATAATCAAATACAGGAAGAAATAATTACACCACCAAATGGACAAAATCCATATATCAAATCATCACTTTCCAACCCGGGTAAAAAATCGACAGATAATGGATTACTCGGCATAACAAGTATTAACATCAAAACAAACACTTCATTTGTTCCTACGGTTAGTATGACACTTGAAGATGTCCAAGGAAGAGCATTATTTCAACTTGGAGATGATTCACCCTATGCCGCATTTTTTAATATGCCATATTGTCCTTTTTATCTTACACTTAAAGGGTATTATGGACAAGCGGTTAGATATCAATTGAACCTTTTAAAATTTAATGCGAGATACAATACGTTTAGTGGTAATTATTCAATTGAATTAGACTTTTCGGGGTTTAAATTTAATATATTAAATGAAATATCAATAGGGAGTTTATTAGCAACCCCTCACATGTATAGTAAAATTTTTGATATTTCAAAATCAACAACGTCACCTGAAGGAGGTTCAAACAAGAATATTGAGTCACAATCTAAAAGTAATGTGATATCTAAAGAATCGTCAATATCAAAAAATAATGTTGTTACAGAACTTGTTGCGGAAAAGGGATACCAAAAAATTGTTGAAGTTTACAGCGAGTATAAATCAAAAGGTTTAATTAGTCTTGATTTCCCTGAATTGACTATAACCCAACTGATGAATAAACTACAAAATTTTGAAAAGACGATTCAACAATCATACCCACCGGTAGTTATTGAACCTTTAACCAATATTAGAAATTATCAAGAAACTTTATCAAATTATTTTATTGAAATTTATTCAGGAAGTCAATCGTGGTTTAATAAATATATGAACCCTAAACCTATCATATTAAAAGGTACTGGTGAAGAAGTTTATATGTTTAAACAAGAGTTTCTTGAAAATCAAACAATAAGACAAGAAGCAAATACATTCCTTTCAGGGTATGTAACTGATTTCAATAAATTATTAGAAACTAATCCAACATTAGGTAAGAAAAGTAAAACGCCAATTAAAAATAGTATAACATATTATACTTTTTTAAAACAAATTTCATTAAGTGAAATTGATTTATATAAAACAACAATATCACAGACAGGAATTTTATTACCAACTGACGCTGATATCCAATTAGTTGAAAAAAACTTAATTGTTAGACAATTAAGTCCAATAAAAGAGACAAATAGTAACAACACTGTATTTCCCCCAGTTTATGTCTTTAGTGAATTTCAACGATTATTAAATAAGATGGATACTGAATCTAATAAGAAATTATTGGAATATGAAACTGAAATTACTGCGGACTTATCTAAAAAAATTGAAAGTTCGTCAATAGGTTTAGGGTTTAAACCAACCGTAAGAAATATTAGTGCGGTTATTATGGCATCTACCGAGGGTTTCATTAGATTAATGGATGAAGTTCATACTAATGCTTGGAAAGTAAGGAATCATCCGGCGAGAGTTAACTCTATTTTAAATAATCCGTCTTCGGCTCCTGGAGTAGATAATAGACAACATTATAACATTTCCCAAGAAGCTAAAAATCAAAATCAAGGATTAGTCAACGGGGAAGAACCTGTGTATCCATGGCCACAATTTTTTGTGGAGTCTCCGGATTTTAAGAATGGTCGTTTTCAATTAAAATATCCTGGAGACCCAGGGTATGTTGACCAAACAAAAGGATGGTTATATGATGTATGGCCTGAAGTTGAATTTGTTGAAGAATATTTTAAAGGTCTTGAACAAAAATTTGCTTTACCAATCACTCAACCCCCAATCGATAGCCAAAACACAACAAATATAATTAATGTTAATGCGATTGAATATCCCTCTCAAGGGATTGCTTATGTTAATAAACAAGAGATTAAGTTTTTCTATGAAATATGGGAAAGACAATTTTTAACTTCAAATTACTCTAATTTTATTAGAGGTAATAACAATCAAATTGACCAATTATCAAAATTGATTGTTAATGCCGAAACAAACAACATTAAAACAAGTTTGGGGGTTAGTTCACCTTTCTTAACATTAAAGCTTAAAAATTACAATATAACCTCTGAGAACTATCCTACGTTTTTAGAAAACATATCAAATCAAGGTACTGGACGTTCTTACCAAGATTTTATTAGAGATTTTTTTGTCACACCATATATTAAAGCGTTAACCGATAATTCATTCAATATTTTAAGTTTAAATGATTTAGGGAAAGAACCTCAAATACAAACAACTTCTGATGGGTTATTACAAATAGTTAAAAACATAACTAATGAGCCAATAATAATTGATACTTATCCGTTCACTGACCCAAAATGGGTCTCTGATAATATGGCAAATAATACAACTAATACTAAAAATTCGGTATATTCTACTAATAGAGTATTAACAGTATTTGAAGACAGGGATGTCATTTCTAATTTTAATAGTGTTTACGATTATAGCACTAATAGACCTGTAACTAATTTTTCATATATAAGAGTTTCTAATCCAACAAGTGACGTATCAACAATTGGTTTATCTGCGTTTTATGATTTAAGAAAAAACCCTACGTTGTTTATACCAACTGAAGGATATGTAAATTATTTCTCACCAAATAGAAATAACTCTATTGAAACAACAACATCGTTGTTAAACACACCTTATTTTGTAAATGCAATTCAAAATGGGGTTTATAATTGGAGAAGAAAGGACCCATATCCATATACTCAAGCAGCATATCTTTTTATCAATTCACTACCTTTGGCATCACTAAAGGAGAAATATAAAACATTAGACGCTTCTAGTGATTTGGATTACATTGCGTCTTGTTTCAAAAAATTTGGTGCGATACATAAAATGCCATATGCTTGGGTTCTAAAACTTGGGTCTATATGGTATCGATATAAAACATACAAAACGGATAATGTAGATATTTTAGATTCTGCTTGGAAGAATTTTGACTATAAAGGGAATTTTGACCCGATAGTTAGTTCTGATACTAAAACATATACATTTAATTATGAAGGAGTTAAACAAATTAAGTTACAAAATACTTTTAATGATAGTGTCGAAATACAAGTAGGATTTTATCCAAAAGTAATTAACGATTTTAACGTATTTTATAATGGGTATGATTTGTATCAAAATTACACAGATAGTGAAATACAAAAAAGTATTGATTATGGAGTTCAAGTATTTAATTTCACCGATTCAAATATACAAACTTCAAGTGGAAACGCATACCCATTCCAAAATATCGAAACATGGTCGGTTATTGTTCCCAATGGACTAGGGGATGACACATCCACAGGTGCCGAATGTAACCCAAGTAATAATACAAGTAGTCTTAAATATTATATTATACCTTCATTTGGAACCCAATTTAATCAAACTAAGATTGAATGTGTTAACAATAATCAATCAATATGTAATTTTATTGATAACAGTTCAATATATAATGGTTCTGTCAGAACACTATGGGCATCACCAAATTATGGTTACTTTAATAATGAACAAATAGTTAAACCACAACCTGATTCTTATTTGAATAAAATTGAAATAGGTACGGCACAACAATCACCATTTAAATTATTAACTACCGACGAATATTCTAAAATTGAAGAAATTTTCTCGGTCTTTGATAAAAGTATTTTAGATAAATTTGAACAAGAATTTTTGAATTGGTCTAAACCAATTGCAAATATTGATTTAGGACCTGAAGTAATAATACCTATAGGACAATCTCCTTCAGACCCTAATGTATTGTATAAAAATTTCCAATACTTGTTTAGGAATTTAATGGAGATTAATTCAAAAAATTCTTCAGTAACTAGTGAACAATATTTTAATACGATTGGGGATGCTCAATTATCATTATTTTCTACAACAATTAAATCATTCTTAGAATACGATGTAATATTGAAGTATGGGAATCCTGCACAATATAACCGGAGGGTTATGGACTCTTACCTAGCTCAAGGAGGGGGTAATAATTCAATTGTTGACCCAATAATATTTAACCCTTATGTTAGGAATAGTTTACCGTCAGCATTAAATAATGTTACATTATCTACATCAAAAACAAATTACCCTGATGCGTGGTTGGCATTAGAAACTGAAGTTGGATTCTCTACAATAACTAATTTAAAATATTCTGATGGAGGTTCATATATAACTGATTTTTTCATTGACAATAATATTGAATTTACTGCAAATAACGTCAAATTGTTGGCACCAATTATAAAAATGTCGGCAACTCAAAAACTACTACAACCTACGATAACTCCTTCACAATTTAAGAGTAAACTTCAAGAATATTTAACAAAAACTTCTAACTTCCAAAGTAATATCTTAAATTTAATTTTAACACAAATAAGGGCCGAACTACCTAATCAACAAGAATTACCTGAGAGAACCATTAAGAGTGTTATTGACGGGGAACAAAGTAAAATTGAAACTTGGGAGGTATTCAAGGCATTAAATGATAAATGGATTGCAGGTTCGGACTTCTCAACTAAAACATTATTTGAAGATTTTTTATTTTTAGACCGAGCGTCTAGAAATATTGGTGATACTATAATTTTAGATATTTTTAGTTTAAGAAATGTTCTTAGTACTAGTGCGTTGAATATGAGAATGAGTGTTTATTCGTTTTTAAGTGAAATTTTAATTAATAATAAATTTTATGTAATGCCATTACCATCTTATGTCAATTTTTATAATGTGCAGGATGTCTCAGGAATAACAACACCAAACGCTGAGGGAAGTTTAGAATTTGGAAATAGAATGTGGGGAACATATTTGGAAGCTGATTATACAAACTCAAGTCCAAAAATGGTTTGTTTCTTTATTGGAAAACCTTCGGAACATCTTGAACTACCAAAAAATTCAAGATTTAGAAGTGATTCATTTGAGATGAGGAGATATACTGATAACCCATTACTTGAAGATATTACAAATAAAAAAGATTGGGGAATTTCAAACAAATGTGTTGGATTTAATGTCGATGCTGGTATTAGAAATCAAAATGTTTTTTACTCGATTAATGTAACCATGGACCCAGGCAAAGCAACTTCTGAATCGACTACGGCTCTTATTAATATGGTTGACCAATATTCAGGTAGGAATGTTACAACCCAAAATAATGGATTATATGAATACTATAAAGGTAGAAGTTATCAGTGCACTGTTCAGTGTCTTGGAAATGCTTTATTACAACCTACGATGTATTTTAATTTAAATCATATTCCAATGTTTCATGGGGCATATTTTATCACTGAAGTTAATCATGCAATTACCCCAGGAAATTTTGAAACAACATTCACAGGAACTAGACAAAGCACTTATAATTTACCGCCAATTGACAAATACTTACAAAGTATTAATCAGAATTTATTAACAAACGTTGAAAGTTTAATTAGAAACTCTAAAGATAGTGTAACAGGTAAAGCAATTACAAATATCGACACCTCAAAATATGTTTCCCAAGTTAGTAAAAATAGTAGTGCCGCTAGTAATTCATGTAGAAATAATTTATCATCCAATTTCCAAACATGGGGAGATGCTCAATCTTCGGTATTAACTAAACTCACCCCTCAACAATTTGTCGATGAAATTAAAAAAGAAACAACTGACCCTTATATACAAGTTTTAATTTATATGATATGTTATCCTAATACATTTATACCGGGTTCGGGTGTATTTAACGGATATAATAATAATTTTGCAAATATAACATTAACAACAGATGATTATGGGGATAGTGTTAAGTTCTTCTCGCAAAATAAATATTCATGTTTGAATATTTCAAATTTGACTCCTGATACAACATCACAACCAATCGCAATTTTCGATACAGTTAAAGAGTTCTTATCGTTCATGGTTGCAAGACTTAGTAGAAATGTTAATCGGATATTTGATGAAACCACAGGACTTGGAATTACTAAATACTATGTATGTGAATGGCCAGTATCTAAGGTATCACAAGACTATTTTGACAAAAATTTAAGTCAGTATACACAATTACAAAAAACATTTGATGACGCATTTAACTCGGCAGGACTTGTGGGATTACCTATTGAAATAAGTAAAGAACTAAAAAAAGTTAATAACGCTAAAATTAAAAGTATTGAGAACACAAATAATGGTGTAACTAACCAACCTAATAATTTAAATACAACTAGCGTGAGTGTTACTTGTGCACCTCCGACGATAAATACATTTTCACCATTAATAGGTATTAGTGGGACTATTTTAACGATTATTGGTGATAATTTAGACCAAGTTACTGCGGTCACAATCAACAATGTAACGACCACAAAAAATATAACGATTAATAGTAGATTTAATATTAGTGTTATTGTTCCTTATAGTAATACTCCGGTTATTCAACAAGACTCAATAATAGTCAAAGGATTAAATGGTGATGGGATAAGTCTTGACACATTCACGTATAACCCTCAACAATTAACACCATCGACACCAATAACACCACCGGGATTACCACCTAATGTTAATACTCAACCTCAACCGGTGGTATTAATTGCAAATACAACACCTAATCAAACAACAGGAGGGGACACCAATATGGTAGTCACTATCAATCCTGGTTCGGGTCAATGGAATATTTTACCTGAATATGTTAAATGGACATGGACTGCAACTAAACCTGTTGTTGGACCTAACAATACAATTGTAGATGAGAAAATTGGTGAAGGGACCTTTGAAAAAGAGTTTGAAAATAATGTGAGCGGGAATCGACAAAGTTTCTCAATTACCGATGTTGATATACAAGGTGCGGTTAGTGAACGAGTTACTTATGTAATTGATATCAATAAAGATACTAAAATTCAAAGTAAAATTACTTTAGTTGCGGAACCTCTAGATAGAAATGTGGTTTATAATACCACCAATAATCCTGATGATATTATTAGAGATGTTTCACAAACATTTTCATTTACGGTTATAACAAGTTAACTTATTTAGTTTTGTTGTATATTTATATATAAAAATAATTTTATGAATTTAAAAACAACATTAGACAACTATCTTGGAAAATCAGTTAGATATTCTGAAGAAGATAATGGTGATGGAACCAAACAAGTTTGTGATTTAGACACAGGTGATTGTTATGTAGTTAGAGAAAAAGACGGACTTATCGAAAGAGCGGGGCACCAAACAACTGCCAATAGAAGAGTTAGAGTTGAAACTTCAAGAGGTATAAAACAATTATTAAACGGTTAATTAAATGAGTTTAGATAAAAAAATATTAGAAGAAATCCAAAGATATAGAAGTATTAATAACTATATTTCAGAACAGGATGCTATTGATGCTTTAACTGCACCACTACCTGGAGATGCCGCACCGGCACCCGGAGCGGAAGCAACACCACCAGCGCCAGGAGCGGAAGCAACACCACCGGCACCCGGAGCGGAAGCAACACCCGAACCAATCGATGTTGAATCTGACCCAGATGTTGAAAAAGTGGATGATGAAGGAAATTCTGAGGAAGATAAAGGTGAAGGGTCTTCTGATTCCGAAGAACTTGATATTACCGAATTGGTTGATGCTCAAAAAAATATCCAAACCAAACAAGACGATTATTTTGAAAACCTATTTAATCAATTGAATACCTTGGAACAAAAACTAGGTGAGATGGATACTATTATGAGTAAACTTAATTCACTTGAAAACAAAATCGAGAAGTATAGAGAGAAAACTCCTCAAGAAAAATTGGAATTAAGAAGTTATGATTCATACCCTTTCAATCAAAAATTATCACAATTTTTTGATGACAAACAAGAAGAAATGGAAAAAACCGGAAAAAATGATTATGTTTTAACGGCTGACGATGTTACAGACATTAATGTAAATGACATCAAAACTTCATTTCAAGGAAATGGGTTTAAAGATGAATATAAATACAAATAAATTAAAAAAAAACATAAATGAAAAAACCACCCAAAAGGTGGTTTTTTTTATTTGACAATATAGGTAACATCAGTTATCATTAATTAATTATTTATAAATTTAAAACGTAAAACACATGATGAGTTCATTAGACGCCGTATTGGCACAGTACGAAAAAGCACAACAAGGAGGGGGCGGGGCCCAAGGTAAAATGTCTCAAGATGAGAGAATGAAAAAGTATTTCGCTCTTATTCTTGGGGAAAAAGAAAAATCAGGACAACGAAGAGTTCGTATCCTACCCACACATGATGGAAGTTCACCATTTAAAGAAGCTTGGTATCACGAAATCCAAGTAGGTGGACAATGGCAAAAATTCTATGACCCGGGAAAGAATGACAATGAGCGTTCTCCATTAAATGAAGTTTATGAGGAGTTGATGTCTACAGGTAAAGAGTCTGACAAAGAATTGGCAAAACAATATAAATCTCGTAAGTTCTATATCGTTAAAGTTATTGATAGAGATAACGAAGCGGATGGACCTAAATTTTGGAGATTTAAACATAACTACAAAAATGATGGTATCTTAGATAAGATTATTCCTATTTGGAGAAACAAAGGGGACATCACAGACCCTGAAAAAGGTCGTGACCTTATCATAGAACTTACAAAGTCTAAAACACCGGCAGGTAAAGAATATACAAGTGTGTCGACGATTATGTATGACGACCCAACTCAGGTTCACGAAGAAAAAGAACAAGCTAACGCTTGGATTAATGACGAATTAACTTGGTTGGATGTTTATTCTAAAAAACCTGTTGAATATCTTGAAGCTATCGCTCGTGGAGAAACTCCAAAATGGGATAGTGAAAAAGGTGGATATGTTTATAGTAATGATGTAGAATCTACAACAACTATGGGAGGTTCTAAAAAATCAGAAACAACTATCATCGACCCTCAAGTAAATGACGCGGTTGACGGAGATTTACCGTTTTAATAACTCATCGAAGACATTCTCAAAGACATTTTGTCCTTGAGAATGTTTTTTTAATTAAAAACAAAAATTATGGCAATAAAGAAAAATGATTTCAGTTCGCTGAAGAAAAAGTTCTCAACATCTGCAAAATATAAACCCCAAAGATTTTTTGACTTGGGTCCTGATTTCTTGGATGCGGTAGGTTTACCGGGTCCGGCGATTGGGCATTTGAATATGTTCTTAGGTCACTCAGATACGGGTAAAACAACTGCGTTAGTTAAAACCGCTGTTGATGCTCAAAAGAAAGGAATTCTCCCTGTATTCATTATCACAGAACAGAAGTGGTCTTTTGAACACGCAAAACTTATGGGATTTGAGTGCGAGGAAGTTGTGGATGAAACTACAGGTGAACTTGATTGGGACGGATTTTACATTTTCAATAATGATTTTAGTTATATCGAACAAATCACGGACTATATTAATAGTTTGTTAGATGCACAAGAAAAGGGTGAGTTAGATTATAGTTTATTATTCTTATGGGACTCTGTTGGTTCAGTTCCTTGTAAAATGACTTACGAGGGTAAAGGTGGTAAACAACACAATGCGTCCACACTTGCCGACAAAATCGGTATGGGTATTAACCAACGTATTTCAGGTTCACGTAAATCGGATTCAAAATACGAAAACACATTGGTTATCGTAAATCAACCGTGGGTGGAACTACCTGATAACCCCTTTGGACAACCCAAAATTAAGGCTAAAGGTGGTGAGGCAATTTGGTTAAATTCGTCTTTGGTTTTCTTATTTGGTAATCAAAAAGGTGCTGGGACAAATAAAATCACTGCAACAAAAGACAAACGTTCAATTAAGTTTGCGATAAGAAGTAAAGTATCTGTATTAAAGAATCACATAAATGGACTTGGGTATGATGATGGTAAAATTATTGTAACACCACATGGATTTTTGGCGGGTAAAGATGCTGCGGAAGAAAAGTCTAATATTGAAAAATATAAGAAAGAATATGCCGATTATTGGAAAGATATAATTGGAAGTGATGGTGATTTTGACTTAGCGGAAGAGAAAGAGGATTAGTTATTGTATCACCAGTAAAACAAACAAATTGAAAAAAACATTATTAGTTGATGGCGACAACCTATTTAAGATAGGATTCCATGGAGCCAGAGATTTATACAATGATGGTGAACACTTAGGTGGAATCTACCATTTCATCAACATCTTACGAAAATTTCTTGAAGAACACAACCACGATAAGGTTGTTGTGTTTTGGGATGGAGAGTCAAATTCATCCATTAGAAAGTCTATTTACCCCCAATATAAAGCGAACCGAAGACAAGATATGAACGAGTTCAAATATGAGTCGTATCTCCAACAGAAAGTTCGTGTAAAACAATACTTGGAAGAGATATTTGTTAGACAAGTTGAGATGGTTGATAACGAAGCTGATGACCTTATGGCATACTACACACAAATCGCAACTGATGAGGATATTATTATCTTCTCGGCAGACAAAGACCTCACCCAACTTATTTCCGAACGAGTAACGATTTACTCGCCAATTTCAAAACAATATTATAAGAATGGGGATATGATAACCATTAACAAGGTTGACATTCCCCACTATAATGTTTTATTAACTAAAATCTTCACCGGAGACAAATCCGACAACATTAATGGAATTGAAGGTTTGGGTGAAAAAACTTTAATTAAATACTTCCCTCAAGTGCAGGAGAAACCATGCACTGTCGAAGAAATTTTGAGTTATGCACGAAATATCGAGCAAAAGAAACCTATCAAAACTTTAAATAATATTTTGACTGGTAAGACAAAATTGTCTATACTTGGAGAAGAGTTCTATAAAACGAACAAAAAAATTGTTGACCTTAAAAACCCCCTTATTACCGATGATGGAAAAAACTTAGTAGAACAAATTTTAACAGACAGTATTGACCCTACAGATAGGGGATACAAAAACTTAATGAGAATGATGATGGAAGATGGTCTCTTTAAGTATCTCCCAAAAGACGATGAGGCTTGGGTTAACTTCCTCAAACCATTTATGAAATTAACAAGAAAAGAAAAAAGAAATACACAAAAAAATTAAATTTATGAGAGAACAGGAAAGCACAAAAATTGAATTTTTATTGACATTAAATGACAATATTGTAGTTCAAAGGTTTTTTAATGTCAGAGGATATAATCCTAAAGCAAAAAATTCATTGGAGTTCTATTACTTTATGAAAAGTTTTAAAGAAGAACTTCAATACTTATTAAAAATGAAAACGGTTACTTATATGATGGATAATCAAGATTCCATATCAAATGACCCAAATATTATGAATACATCGTTTACCGATGGCCCGGAAATCTTCAACATTTATGTTAAAATTGGAGAGCAGACAATTTGTCATAGAATTTTAGACGGAAAATTATTCCCACCAAAAGTTCGTTATACTGTCGATATACGACCAATATTAAAAGATGCACTTAGAGATTTGACTGACATCTTTTCAACAAAAAAATTAAGTTTTAATTATTTGGGAATTGATTTGAGTAAGTAACTATTTAATAAAACAAGGAAACTTACAAACGATATATGAACAAGAATTTTGATTACTTAGGGAACACATTTCAAATACAACTTTTGAACCAAATTATAGTAGATAAAGAATTTTCAATGACTATTATGGATGTTATTGAAAGCTCTTATTTCGATAACAAATACTTCAAAATCATCTTGCAGATGGTTAAGGAATATTATGTGAAATACCAATCTACACCCAATTTTGACACTCTTGAGCAAATCGTTAAATCTGAAATTTCACAAGAATTGGTTGCTAAAATCGTTCTCGATACTATAATACAAATTAAAGATGCTCCGTTTGAGGGAACCCAATTCGTTCAAGAAAAGGCTTTGAAGTTTTGTAAACAACAAGAACTTCAAAAGGCTATGGATAAGGCTCAAAAAATCATCACTGAAGGTGATTTTGAATCTTATGATAAAGTTGAAGGGTTGGTTCGTGAAGCATTACAAGTTGGAGAAAGAGATACCGGACTAACGGATATCTTTTCCAATCTTGATAGTGTCTTGGATGAGGACTTCAGACATCCAATACCAATGGGAATCCCGGGTATTGACAAGTTGTTAAAAGGTGGGTTAGCGAAAGGTGAGATTGGGGTGATATTGGCTCCAACCGGAGTTGGTAAAACAACCATCTTAACCAAAATTGCTAACACCGCATTTAATCTTGGTTATAATGTCCTTCAAATATTTTTTGAAGATAATCCAAAAATCGTTCAACGAAAACACTTTACCCTTTGGACTGGTATTGAGCCAGATAATTTGGTGAAAAATAAAGATGAGGTGATGGGTAAAATTACTGAGATTAAGGAAACAATGAAGAACGAGTTAATTTTGAAAAAACTCCCTTCTGATTCAGTAACAATGAGTCAAATTAAAAATCAACTCAGAAAAATGATTGCGGATGGAACTAAAATTGATTTAGTTTTGTTAGATTATATTGATTGCGTTGTTCCTGAAAGTTCAAGTAAAGACGAATGGAAAGCTGAGGGTTCGGTGATGAGAGGATTTGAAGCTATGTGTCACGAACTTAATTTGGTTGGTTGGACGGCAACTCAAGGTAATAGAAGTTCAATCTCTTCTGAGGTTGTAACGACAGACCAAATGGGAGGTTCAATCAAGAAAGCACAAGTGGGACACGTAATTATATCTGTCGCAAAAACATTACAACAAAAAGAAATGCACTTGGCAACAATAGCGATTACCAAATCAAGATTGGGTAAGGATGGTGTTGTATTCGAGAATTGTAAATTCAACAATGAATTGCTTGAGATTGATACTGAAAGTTCGGTAACATTCTTAGGGTTTGAAGAACAACAAGAGGAGAGAAAAAGAGATAGAGTTAAAGAATTATTAGAAAAAAGAAAATTAAGAGAACAACAACAAAATTAAAAAAAAAATATGGAAAAAATTTTAGTAGAGAATCCAAATCGTTTCGTAATATTCCCAATTGAACATAACGATATTTGGGAATATTATAAACAACATCAAGCCGCTTTTTGGACGGCAGAAGAGGTAGATTTAACTAATGACATTCGTGATTGGGAAAATTTATCGGATAATGAAAAGTATTTCGTTAAGAATGTATTATCGTTCTTTGCCGCATCGGATGGTATCGTTAATGAGAATTTGGCGGAAAACTTCTTAAAAGAAGTTCAATATCCAGAAGCGAAGTTCTTCTATGGATTCCAATTGATGATGGAGAATATTCATTCATTAATGTATTCACTTTTAATTGATACTTATGTGTCAAATCCTAAAGAAAAAGACGAATGTTTCCATGCTATTGATAGATTACCGGCAGTTCAAAAGAAAGCCAATTGGGCGTTGAATTGGATTAAAAACGCGTCATTCCAAGAAAGATTGGTTGCGTTCGCGGCGGTTGAAGGTATATTCTTCTCTGGTTCATTCTGTTCGATTTTTTGGTTAAAATCAAGAGGACTTATGCAAGGGTTGTGTAATGCTAACTCATTGATTTTTAAAGATGAGAACTTACATTGTGATTTCGCGATTCATTTATTGAATAATCACGTGGAGGATAAACCAAGTGAAAAGAGAATCAAAGAAATTTTATTATCAGCATTAGAAATTGAAAAAGAATTTATTACAGAATCTTTACCGGTTTCACTTATTGGGATGAATTCAAACTTGATGAAACAATATCTTGAATTCGTAGTTGACGGACTTTTAGTTAAACTTGGATGTAAAAAAGAATTTAATGTTGAACAACCATTTAAGTTCATGGAACAAATTGCGGTTGAAACTAAAGGTAATTTCTTTGAATCAAGAACTATGGAATACCAAAAAGCGAAGTTGAACGAAACTATTACATTTACAGACGATTTCTAAAAATATATATATAAATTATGATGTCATTAAGAATTAAAAAAAGAGGTGGGGAGGATGCTCCCTTTAACCCTCAAAAAATTTACAATAGAATTAAAAGAGCGGCAAAAGGATTAAATGTTAATTCTGATGAAATTTTTATAAAAGTAATAACTTCAGTCCCAACTGAAGGTTTGATTACCACTAAAGAATTGGATAAACTTGTTTATGAAATTGCTGCGGCATATACGGGTAGTCACCACGACTACTCAAGACTAGCATCATCAGTTGCTATTTCAGCGTATCATAAGGAAACTAAAGATAGTTTTTCGGAAACCATGATGGAATTATATGATTTTGGTGTCGTTAACGAAAAACTAATCGATATTATTAAAAATTATGGACCGGAAAAAATTGACGAGGTGATTAATCATGAAAATGATTATAATTTTGATTACTTCGCTTGGAGGTCATTACAGGAGATGTATTTGTTAAAAACACCTGAAGGTAAAGTGGTAGAAAGACCTCAACATATGTATATGAGAGTTGCTTTATGGGTTACAAACACCTATGAAGAAGCTATGGATTATTACAATTCATTGTCAACTCAATTGATATCACCGGCAACACCAATCATGATTAACTCGGGAACTAAGGTTCCTCAATTGGCTTCATGTGTATTACACTATAATAATTCAGATTCTCGTAATGGATTGTTGGATACTTTGAACGATATCTCGACATATTCTTCAGACGCGGCGGGTATTGGGTTGTCAATGTCCAACATTAGAAGTAAGGAAAGTAGAATTAATACTTCAGGGGGATTTGCAGGAGGACTATTAAAGTATTTGAAAATTGTTAACGAATCTCTAAGATTCTTCAATCAACAAGGTAGGAGACCTGGTAGTGCGGCCATTTATTTGGAACCATGGCACAAAGATATCATAGACTTATTAGAAATTAAGAAAAATACAGGTGCTGAAGAATTGAGAGCAAGAGATTTATTCACCGCAATATGGATTCCGGATAACTTTATGAACGCGGTTAAGGATAACGGTGATTGGTATTTATTCTGTCCTAATGACATCATTAAGGCGGGAATTAAACCACTTCAAGAGTGTTATGGTGAGGAATATGAATCAAACTATAACAAAGCGGTTGAGTTAGGACTTGGTAAAAAAATCAAAGCGCAAGAAATTTGGACAAAAATTGTTGAATCCCAAATCGAAACGGGAGTTCCTTACCTATGTTCTAAAGATAATGCGAATAGAAAAACAAATCACCAAAACATTGGAGTTATCAAACAATCTAACCTTTGTAATGAGATTTATCAATTTACAGATGAAGAAACCACGGCAATATGCACATTATCATCAATCGTGTTGAAAAACTTCATTAAAGATGGTAAATTTGATTATAATCTTTTGATTAGTGAAGTTAGAAAAGTCGTGAGAGCGTTGAACAATGTAGTAGATAAGAACGCCTACTCAACTGAAAAAGGTTTGAAAGGTGGATTAGAACAAAGAGCAATTGCGATTGGAACACAAGGATTAGCGGACGTATTCTATTTGATGGATTATATTTTCACATCAGAGGAGGCGAGAACGTTGAACAAAAATATATTTGAGGCAATATATTTTGCTGCGGTAACTGAAAGTATGGAATTGTGTAAATCAGGGGTTAGAACACCTTACAAGTATTTTGAAGGTTCTCCGATGTCAAAAGGCATATTACAATTTGACATGTGGGGATTAACTGAATCTGAATTATTTTTAGATTGGAGTTCATTAAAAGAAGATGTTAAAAAATATGGGGTGTGTAACTCTTTATTTACGGCACAAATGCCGGTTGCGTCTTCAGCAAAGATTACGGGTTCATTTGAAATGACAGAACCGGCTCACTCAGCATTGTTTAATAGACGTGTTGTTGGAGGGGAGATTTTAATTGTGAATAAATACTTAATCAATGATTTTGAAAAAATTGGTATTTGGAGTGAAGATTTGAAAAATGAAATCATCATAAATGAAGGGTCAATTCAAAATATTAACTTCAATAATTATCTTGACCCTGAAGACAAAAATTACACCAAAAAAGTTAAAAGAACCGAGCATTTGATTGACAAATATAAAACTATATGGGAAATATCTCAGAGAGAGTTGATTGATATGGCCGCAGACAGAGCACCATTTATTGACCAATCACAATCAATGAATATTTACATGTCGAATCCTACGTTATCAAAGATAACATCATCTCATTTCCATTCATGGTCGAAAGGATTAAAGACTTTGTGTTACTATGTTAGGACTAAAGCGATATCTACAGGAGCAAAACATTTGGCGGTAGACGTATCAAAAATACAACAATCCAAAATTAAACCTGAAATTCCAAAGGTTGAAATATCTGAAGTGACTAACAAACCTGAAGATAGTCAATTTGAATGTTTTGGTTGTTCATCTTAAAATAAAAATCCCAACAATTAGTTGGGATTTTTATTTTTTATCTATTTATAAGAAAAAAATAGAACTATATATTTATAATTATGGCAAATGGTGTAACATATGGTATTAATTTTCCGTTTAGAGATTCCTTAAGAGGAGATTACCTCCAATTAACGGAACTACAATCGGAAGAAATTAAAGCTGATTTAATTCATTTATTGTTGACTCGAAAAGGGTCAAGATATTTTCTACCTGAATTTGGGACAAGATTATATGAATTTCTTTTTGAGCCATTCGATTCATTAACTTTTAACGCAATTGAATCCGATATTAGAGACGCTATCCAAAACTTTATGCCAAATTTATTGGTTAATAGTTTAAGTATAACACCTGCCGACCCACAAGAAGAAGCGGATATTGCAACAGGGCAAAATTTTGCGGGAACGAGTGAATCATCAATATATAGATTTCCCGGAAAAGGAACATCTGAATACACCGCAAAAATAAGAATAGATTACTCAACCAATGGTTCAACTTTTGGTCAAAGTGATTTTGTTATTATTAATATTTAAAACTATGGCAAATAATAGAATATCATACAGTAGTAGAGATTATCAATCGATAAGAGCAGACCTTTTGAATTACACGAAAACGTATTACCCTGATTTGATTCAGGATTTTAATGATGCGTCAGTCTTTTCGGTATTTCTCGATTTGAATGCGGCCGTTGCGGATAACTTACATTATAATATCGATAGAAGTATTCAAGAGACAGTTCTACAATATGCCCAACAAAGGTCATCAATTTACAACATAGCCAGAACATACGGGTTAAAATTGCCCGGACAAAGACCATCCGTATCATTAGTTGACTTTTCAATAACAGTTCCGGCGTTTGGAGATAAAGAAGATGAAAGATATCTTGGAACCTTATCTCGAGGGTCACAAGTTGTTGGGGCGGGTATTGTGTTTGAGAACGTTTATGATATTGATTTTGCATCACCTTATAATGCTCAAGGATTTCCAAACAGATTAAAAATACCAAATTTTAACTCTAATAATATATTAGTTAATTACACGATTACTAAAAGAGAAATTGTTGTTAATGGTATTACAAAAGTATTCAAAAGAGTTATTGGTGCTAATGATGTAAGACCATTTTTTGAATTATTTTTACCTGAAAAAAATGTTTTGGGAATAACGAGTGTTTTATTAAAAAATGGGACAAGTTATACAAACATCCCAACAACGGCAGAGTTTTTAGGTGTTGACAATAGATGGTATGAAGTTGACGCATTAGCAGAAGATAGAGTATTTGTTGAAGACCCAACGAAAGTTTCCGACCAACCTGGAATTAAAGTGGGTAGGTATATTCAAACTCAAAATAGATTTATTACTGAATATACACCTGAAGGGTTTAAAAAAATGACATTTGGTGGTGGAACGAATACCGCTCAAGACCAGTTAAATCAATTTACAACTTTAGGAACAACATTAGAATTACAAAGATATTCAAACAACTTTTCGTTAGGCTCAACGCTAACACCAAATTCAACATTATTCATTCAATACCGAGTTGGTGGTGGATTAGCAACTAATTTAGGGACAAATGTTATTAATCAAATTGGAACGGTTTCGTTCTTTGTCAATGGTCCGTCAGAAACCACAAACTCGTCGGTTGTTAATTCATTGAGATGTGTTAACGTAACTGCTGCGGTTGGAGGTGCGGGTATTCCATCTTTAGAAGAAATTAGAAATTATGTTTCATTTAACTTCGCAGCTCAAAAACGAGCGGTGACGGTCCAAGACTATGAATCGTTAATTAGAAATATGCCGGCTCAATTCGGAGCACCAGCGAAAGTTTCAATAACTGAGAACGATAATAAAATATTAATTCAAATACTATCTTATGATACTTCAGGGAAATTAACTAATATTGTTTCAAATACTTTAAGACAAAATATTGCCAATTATCTATCCAACTATAGAATGATGAATGATTATATTTCAGTGTTAAGTGCCGAAGTAATTGATTTAAGTATGGATATTTCCATTGTTCTTGACTCAGCACAAAATTCAGGACAAGTAATTGCTAGTGTTATCGATAAAGTATCTGCATATTTTAATCCTCAAACAAGACAATTAGGTCAAAACGTATATCTTTCTGAGGTTAGAAGTATAATACAAAATACAAATGGGGTTTTAACAGTTGCGAGTATTGATGTCTTTAATGAAGTAGGAGGGCAATACTCTTCAGCTGAAACATCTATGGTATATTCAAATGAAGAAACAAAATTAATTGGACCTGTTGACGATACTATATTTGCACAACCTTCACAAGTATACCAAGTTCGATATCCAAATAAAGACATTAGAATTTCAGTTAAAAATTTCCAATCAGTAACTTTTTCATAAGAAGTTTATTTTATTTTACTTTATCCTATAATTTTATCACGTGGATTTTTTTTTTAAAAATTCCATATAAAGTATTTATTAAATAAAATAGTTTGATGGGTCAATCATATAGAATAAGAACAGAGTTAGGTATTAATAAATCAATTAATGTTCAATTAGACCAGCAATTTGAATTTTTAGAGATTTTATCACTAACATTACAACAGGCTGATGTCTATACTAAAAGTTGTGCCCAATATGGTGTGGTTGTTGGTAGAGTAACTGCGAATAATGGATTTGGTATTCCAAACGCCCGAGTTTCAATATTCATTCCAATAAGTTCAGTTGATGAATCAAATCCGATAATTTCTAGTATATACCCATACAAATCTCCTAACGATAAAAATGAAGACGGGTATCGTTATAATTTACTCCCTTACGAAAAATCTTACTCAACTCATGCCGCCACAGGGACATTACCCTCAAGATTGGATGTATTGACAGGGGCAACTGCGGTTGAAATATATGATAAGTATTATAAATATAGTGTAAAAACAAATGATAGTGGTGACTATATGATTATGGGTGTTCCTCAGGGAAATCACACTTTAGTTATGGATGTTGATTTATCGGATATTGGTGAATTTTCATTGACACCTCAAGACTTAATAAGAATGGGTCTTGCGACTGAAGCCCAAGTGGCAGGAAATAGATTTAGAACGTCAACGGATTTAAATTCTTTACCACAAATCATTAATTTAACGAAAGATGTTGAAGTATCACCTCTTTGGGGTGACCCTGAATTGTGTGATATTGCAATAAATCGAGTTGATTTTGATTTAAGGGACGACGCTAATGTTGACATACAACCAACATCGGTGTTCATGGGGTCAATATATTCAAGTTCAGATGGTTATAGAGTCAGAGCAAATGCAAAACCTGCGGATGACATGGGTAATCTTTGTTCATTAATTGCTGGACCAGGACAAATATTGGCAATAAGACAAACAATCTATCAAGATAATGAAGGTAATCCTGTTTTGGAACAATATCAATTAGAACAATCTGGTAATATAATAGATGGCAATGGAGTTTGGTTAACTGAATTACCAATGAATTTGGATTACTTTATAACAAATGAGTTTGGTGAAAAAGTTCTATCTAATGACCCAACAATTGGTATACCAACTAAAGCAAAATATAGATTTAAAATTAAATGGCAACAATCACCAAGTTTAAGTGAACAAGTTAGAAGACCATATTTTTTGGTCCCAAATGTTAAAGAATATGGATGGACAGGAACTGGTAGTATTAGTAAACCATTACAACAACAAAGTTCTTATTATTTTGGATTGGCTTGGAGTGGATATACTAACGATTTTAGTACTGCAACCTCACCTGCAAACCCAATTTCAGATTATACGAATAGACTAAATGAAATTATTAATTGTGAAGATACTTTTTATGAATTTCAATATAATAAAGTCTACACAGTTGCCGGATTAATTGATGAATTTAAAAATGGTGGAAGAGGAAATTTTATAGGGATTAAAGAAATTGATAGCTCTGATTGCGACAATACAATTAACAAGTTTCCGGTAAATGACGGATTTAGAAATTTTGACTTAATATATTTTGTTTTCGCAATAATTCTTCAAATTGTGCAATTAATAGGAATACCATTATTGACAATATTTCATTTCTTGGCATTTCTTTGGAATAATTTTGCAACACCAATTTTATTATTTTTAATTGGGTTGCTAGTTAAAGCTGCGGTTCAACAAGGGATTTTAGTTGTAGCAGCAATCGCGGGTTCCGCGGCGTTTGGTGCGACTGCCGCAATGATTGTTCCACATGCGTTACTGGCTTTAGTATATAGTGTGGGGGCACTTTTCTTAACGCTCAATTTTAGGGATATTGTGAGCTACAAGTTTGGTAGACTTAAATTACCGATGATGACATATCCTGATTGCCAAGCGTGTGAATGCGACCCAGAGACCACTGCTCCGGGAGGAGGAGATACAGAGTCGGCTCCGCCAGCAGGTTTATTAACGCAATTATCTAATGGAGGGTTGTATGTTGACGGGTTAGAAATTCAATTCTTCAACCCTGATTTGGATAATGAAGATAGTGCTCAATTGAGTGCAATTACAGTGTCTCAGGCATTATCGGGAAGATTTAGCACCAAAACTCCAACAGTATATAAATCAACTTTTTCAGAACCATTTACTTTCCCAAATACTGATGGAACTAGATTTGGTAATAAACTAATTGCCGCTGGTATCACTTTACCACCAGCAGAGAGGATTAACAAGTATAATACAAGAAAAAAATATTTTGATGATGTTAATAAAATAAGTGTTAGATTTAATTACCCCCAAAATGGTGGTAATTTGAAGGATGTTCCAAACGGAACAAAACATTATGACAACACTTTAACCGTTTTGGCGGCACAAAGTCTTGAACCTGGAACATTATTAACTTTTATCGACCCTCTTAAAACCAAAGACGTAAACTTTTTATGGACAGGGACTACTGCAATCGGAAGTAACCTATTAAATGGTGTTAATGGTATTATCAAGAATACCGGGTTTACCGCAAATGTGCCTTATGCGACAACACAAGCAGGGACTCCATCCATTGTCCCATATATTATCCCATCAGGTAATTCAACTTGTTTTTTATCAATAACATTTGATGTGGTGGCCACGGGAACTACAACTTATTTTAGTTGTGCTAATGAAAAAATAACGGTGTCCGCAACAACAACTGGAACTACAACAATAACCAATGCAAATGGTATAGACATCACAACATTAGGAGGAACTGCCGAAATAAGTGGAATTACTTATGGACTGGCCACCCAAAGATATATTTATCCTTCAGACCTTGAATATTATCAAGTGTTAACCGCAATCACCATTAATACAAAAGTTGAAAATGGTGAAACAATTTATTCATTACCGGGACAAGTCCTTGATAATAATGGAAAACCTGACCCAACCAAAGGATTTTGGAATGATTTAATTGCGGATAATAAAGGGTTTTTATTTAGTAATACGGGGAGTGGTGAACCTGAACTGGAAGATAGATGGGGTTATATCGGAGGAAGTAATGTTAGAGTTAGTGGTATATATGAAAGGGTTATACCACCAAACAATCCTAATTTTAGTTTTCCGACATCAACACTTGACGGATTTAATGAGCAAGTGGTTTTAATATTACAAAGAGGTGTTGACCCATATTCTCCAAAATTACAAAATAGTTACGGAATTGGGAAAATATTAGGACATTCGAGTGAAGAGGCTGTTGTGATTACAGGAATGACAAGAATGAATATACCAATTCAGCCATTACCATCTAGTTCAACCATGTCAGTGCAAAACCATAAAAATGTTAATGAAATATTTTCGGGTTCGTATTTTTATACGCCGGGTATTCCAAATAATGTAATACCTAATGCTTCAACAACACCAGGTCTCGCATTTTCATCGTATACTACAAGTAATGTTGGATACTATGGTGCTTTAGATAGTCGATATTTAAGGCCACCATCCCAACTAAGTATTACCTCAGTTTTAAATCAAGTATTTTATGGGAATGGAATTTTTACGAACTCTTTTCAAGAAGATGATTTCTTTTGTTGTAATACAGTAACTACTTCAGTTAATTACGGTATTAATTCCATTTCTGTTGGAGGACCTGCAAACATGAGAGGAGTTGCATCTGGATTAATTCCAAACGTATTTGCAGGACAAAGTAATAAACAATCTTGGAGACCGGATATAAATTATGGGGGAAGTAATCCACTTAATCCAAGTACGAGGTATCTCCCGAATGAGGACTTGTCTGGTGCTGCGTATATGTTTAGAGGACCTCTGAGAGAATTTATATCAGATTATAATAGAACTTCTGCTAATTTTGTTGGATATTATATTGGTAATGGACAACCTTTTAATTTATATTTTAGTCCATTACTATTACCTGAATTTACAGGAGGAACTACAGGAACTAACGCAGGACTTACAATTAGCTCTCCGACACAAATGGTGATGAGAACTGACCGTTTACCATCTTCTGATGGATTTGATACACAGAAAAGAGCAACAGATTTTACATTTTTAAATGGTAGTGTCGGTTTACTACAACAAAATTTATCATTTGCAGTATATTCAAAAGAAGCGGGATTAAATTTTAAAGGGCCTAGTTTTTCAACAGGTGCAGAACAAGTTACCGCAGACATTCAAAATCAAGTATTATCTGCAACAGTCTTTGAAACCATGAATACTTGTGAAAAAATGGTTGGATTGACATATTATAGTGGGAATGGGGTTAATTTTGGTGTAAAACAAGATGCGTTAACCACAGATAATGTTGAAAATGGGTGTTATGTAATGTTGAATGAACCATTATTTGATTTAACAAAAGATATTGAAACATTTGGAGAATGGGGTTATAGACTTAGATTTTACTATGGATTGTGTAGAGGAGTTTTGGCACAATCATTTGTAAATAATTGGGTTAACGGTTCGTTATACATGTTCCCAATCCAAGTTGACACCTTTTATGATATTAATAACAAACCAACATCTGAATTCGCAAATCAAATTGCGTATTTTGATGATAAAACAAATAATTTTTATTATAGGAGTTCACCGTATTTGTTATCCGCAAATAACCCAAGATTTATTGGCTCACCCGTATTAGGGTTAAATAGTTCTTTAAATGTTAGAAATTTATTGTTCCCAACAACAATAATTAACTTAGGATATAAAGATGATTTTTATGGTGAAATAATATTTGACCCCGCAGCTAAGGGTTATATCATGAGAAGTTTGAACTCCACGTCTTATTCTGACACTTCAGATTTGGTTAATTTGTTTGTGATTAGTAGGATTACGAATAGCAATTTTTTGAATAATATATTATCCGGTTTAAATAACGCACTTAATATTTTATTCTCAAGAAAAGGTCTTAGAATTGATGGTGATTTGGCTCAAAGTATGTCAATTAATTCTGAGTATGGTGTCATACCATTTTCACCTGAATACTATAGTCCTGAGAGTGGTTCTGTCGTTGTTTTAGATGGGCCTACGATGGGAGTTTTCTTTTCATCAACAACTTTTGATTTACAGAATAAAGATTATTTGAGTCCCGGAATTATTAACTTCAGGTCCCCATTTAGTAGTAATGTGAATACATTCCAATATGGTATAAAATCACAAGTTGTCCCGTTCTATCAATGGGATTTGGTTCAATTAGGTGGAAACAACACAATTTTTGGTAGTGAACGTAATAATTGGAAAACAAACCAAGGACCTACCAATGAAGGGATTTTTAGTAGAAATTACCAATCTTTAAATAGAAGAGAACCTGACATTGCAGGAAGTCCAAGTTATTTTATGGGTAGTTATCCTCAGGGTCTTGGAGACATTTACCAAAGAGGGTATATTTTCAATGTTGACTCTAATGGTAATTACTCATTTAGTGCTGGTACATGGCCTGACGAATTTTTAGTTGGAGCCCCCAACCATTTTTACTTTGGAACAATTCAAGGAGAATCGGCTTTAGATAAATTTAAAACAAAATATTCGGTTGATGAATAAGTATACAATCATTCCAAGTGGTTTACAATATAAGTCGGCTCCATTTGTTGACCAAGAAATTTCATTGTCTTTGGAACAACAAAGTCAACTAATTACAGAATATGATAGAAGTCAGAGTATTAGTCTTACTCAAATATATGATGATGAAAGACAATCTTGCACAATTTTTAGACCGACATTTAAATTAAATTATTTGTATGCAAACACTTATACTGGAACTACAGAGTATATCCCGTTTAGAAATACTTTATATTATGTGAGACCTGAGGATTCTTCCTTTAATAATGTTTGGGTTGGTTATCCACAATATTACGAGTTCGATTTTTATAGACCTGATATTAATGACCAACATATTAGGTATCAGGCGAAAAGTGCGTATACATATAATTGGGGTTATTATTTAACTTATCCTTATGAGAATGATTATAATAAAAAATTGTCTTATGAGTTAAATGGGTCTAGTTTAAATTGGACTGCATCCCAAGGAATCCCATTTGTAATACGCAGAACAAATCAAAATGGTAATAGTTTAATATCTTTTGAATGTATTGCACCTCATGGTCTAACAGACGGAGAATATGTTCAAATAATTTTTAATAATGTTCCGTTTAAATATAATGGTGAGGAATTATTCCAAGTTTATTCTTTAGGTAATGGGTTATTAGATAGTAGAACCTATATTTTTAACATTTATAATGTGGGTTATACTGGAAATACAAATATGTCAAATTTCGCGAATGGGAGGGTTGGTATTTTTAAAAGGATAATTAATTCTGAAAATATTTTAGAAACCACTTCAAAATATTATATAAGACAACACAAAGTAATCACAGATTTAGATAAAACTATTATCACAAAAAACGCTTTTGAAAAAAATGTTTTTAATGAGGAGAAGAAATTTGAATATAGTTCAATCACTCCTAATAAAATTTCGAGAGTTTCCCAAAAAACTAGTAGTAATTCGTATAATATTACATTTAAAGATGATTTTGATTTAAATAATGTTCTTGATAATCAAAAAAGACCTGTCACTGAATTATTTTTAACCGTAATTAATAAAGGATATACAGGTTACTTTAATAAACCATCTTTAAATGGTAATGTTGGGTTAAAACAAGGATGGGAATTTAATTTAACTAAAACGCTCGAGACTAATAGTTGGTGGGACGATAATAATATTAACTCGAATACAAATATACCAACATCAAATTATACTCTAACCAGTGGTGTAACAAAAACATTTTATTATAATCAAAATTTATTTTCAGGTGATACGATTGATGGGGATTTTTGTGAATGGAATGACTACGAACAAAAAGAAAGGGTAATATCCCCATACTATCATAAGTTAAAATATAATCAAGATGTATTTTCAACAACTTCAACACCTACATCTAATGCCCCGGGGTATTATTACCAACCTCACACATCGATGACAATACGAGTTTTCTCGGATTATCTTGAAACGGGTGATGTTGAGAATATTGAAGGCATTCCCGGATATGCTTACTACTCAAACGCTGACCAACAATTTAGATGGAGAGATTTATACACTTATGGATTTATTGATAATTTAAACCGGGGTGTTGATTATCCTTTTTTAAATTTCGCTCAATACCCATTTAAAGAAGTTCAATTTAGATTAATACCTGAAGGAATAAACTATAACTCCACATTAACGGGAGTTACTTACCCAGTAAAACCTTTAATCGATGGATGTGAATAAAATACAAATAATGAAAGATGGATTTACCGATAAAGAATTGGTAATACCTATCGAATTGACTTGGGACTACTTAGGTCTTGACCAAAGTATTGATGAATATGAAGGTGAAATCATAAAAAAAGTAACTGGAGGTTTTGGCGATTTTGAAGTGAATCGATTTGCCCATGCTCCGACATCGGTTCCCGACCCAAATTCAAACATACCTTTTGAAGTTACAGATATCCAATATGAATTTAATTTTTATTCGGGAGGTTCATTAGATGTATCCACAAATTGGAGAAATGATTACAGGTCCGAAGGATTTACCGCTCAAGACATTTATTATTATACCAATAATTTTTCAAATTCTTTTTTCAAATTAGACTTATACGATAATGTAGATGAAAAACGACAAACAAATTATATTACAATAATAATACCGACACAACAAGGGTTAACGATGGATGCGATAATGCAAAGGACACCTGTTAAAATTAAAAAACCATATTTTATTTTGGATTATGTTGGAGATAAGGAGGGATTTTTTATTTATTGGTTAAAGAAAAGAGATTTTTTGAATATTACGACTTTTTACATGACCGCAAAGTTTTTTGATGCGAGACAAGGATTTTTTACAAAGATGATGAATATGCCTCAATCATCTCTTCCTCCCGGCCAAAATAAATATGTTTTTGATAATACAAAATATTTCTATTATAGAGTTCAAATGGATTATGAGAAACAAACATATCAGGTATTTAATATGAATAATCCACAACTTTATGGTGGTTTAAATCAAAGGGCTGGTACGACTGCAACAACCCCAATAAAATGGTATGAATATGTTAATCCTTAATGATGGAAGATTTTTATAAAATAATAATATCACCTGAAAATATTCTTGGGGACATTTTTAGAGTAAACCTTAGTGGTCAAACGGTAAGTGCCGGTTATACAGGGCAGACTGTTGGGGTTTATTCTGCTATGACACAAGTTCTTAGCGCCGGTCCTAATGGGTCGTCATTATTAACGGGATTAACCATACCAATTCTAATACGACAAACCGCAATAGATGTTGGATATTATAGCCCATTTGATGGGGCAGTTTTACAAAAAGATGTTGTTGCGAATTTTATATTTTCTTCCACAACCCAAGACCCATATACTTTTTATATTTATAATACTTCAAGTGAATTTCAAAAATTTTTGGATTTGTCTTCATATAAAGTTGATTGGGGTGATGGTAGTCCAAAACAGACAATAACAACATACACACCTAATTCAATTAGTCATCTTTATCCTACTACAAATAAACAATATCAAATAACTTTGGAACAAACAAATCCGTGGGGTGTAACTTTAGTTACAAAAACAATAACAACACCTTTCACTAATATTGTTCCAAACAACCCTAATGGTGAATCTTTTTTTATACCTGCCGGTGGTAATTGGGTAAACACGCCAGTCAGTTACGATTATATATTTTCGGGAGATGCGGTTAACGAGGTTGCACCTCAAACATCAGTCAATTATGTTACGATTCCTTATACTGTTTCGGGATTTACAAAATCTAGTATCACTGATTTATTATTATACGGACCAATAAAATATCAAGTCGGGACTCCGGTTATAAAAAATGGTCGAATATGGGGTGCAATTAGTGACATGAATCCATTATTTACCGCATATACTATTAACAATGTAAACTACTATGACTATATTGATGGAACCACAATATTTTTCGAACAATCTTCGGGATTTACCGAGAATAATTTAACTGCGGTCCCAATTACAAAAGATGAAGTCTTACTTAAAGTGATTGACCAGGCTCAAGTTCAAACAAATATTTTTGTTGAGAGAGGTAAGAATTCTGCGTTTGAAAGAATACAAAGATTAGGCGAGGTTGATAATTTGGGTGACATGATAAATTATGGTTATGGATTTTTTAATGTTGAAAAAAAGAACTAAACTATTTATAATATAAAAAGGAAAAATGGCAATTGGAAGCTATGGAACTATAAGACCTTCAGACGTAAGTCCTGAAGACGTTCAAATCATAATGAATTACACTCCATCGAGAGATGTGACGGATAATTTTATCCTTACGGAACTTGATGCACCGACATTATTAAAACCTTATTTTAATAATACTCAAACCGGAGGAAACGCTAATGTTGAAATTTTAGGTGGGTTATATAATTTAACATTACCTGCAGAACAATTTAATGAAATTGGAATTTACACACTTTATTTAAGACCGGCTCAAATCAGAACTTTAATAACGGATTGTGGTGTGTTAAACGCATTACCTAATGTTAAAGGTATTGTAATCGACATTTCAAATGTACCAGCACAATATCAAAACAAATTTGTCCCACAAGGGTTGGTTGGTTTTAGAGTTGAGTATTTAAACCCGGATGGTTCAAAAATACCAAATTTTTTTAGAGTAATCACTTCATCATTCTTTTGTGAACCTGTTGTTACTAATCAAATTAACACGACTCAAAAATCAATTAGGTATCGGTATGTTGAAGGAGCTTCAAATTTAATATTTTTGACATTATCTCCATCTTCTTCACCTACGAACAACCCAAATGCAACACCATTTATCGGTCAGCCAAATCAGAACATAATTATCACCAATACATTTTTTAATCCGGTTACATTAGAGATTGACATGGTTGAATACGATATATCATCTCTTGCGATTGCTCTTTATGGTAATCAAACCAAATCTATTGATGATGGTATCTATACAATCTACGACTCTGAAAATAACATATACAGACAATACAACTTATATGAAATCAGAGACCAATTTAACGCTCTTCTTTACGAGGTTAGACAAAGTAGAGGAAATAACATTGATTTTAGTAAAAACTTCACAACAATTACAAGTTAATGGCAGTAGAAACTAAGAACACGAAATTTTTTTACCCCCCAAGACCCGGTAACGGGGCGGGGACTTTCTCAGACAACATTGTAGGTTTACAAACTGTTGAGGGAGGAGGACTTACGCAGGGTAACTTTGAATTTACAACAGGAGTTGTCGAGAAAGTTAACAGAACTTTCAATGTTGGTGCATTTTCGGAACCAATGTCATTAGACATGATGGGAATCGAAAGTTTAGAGCAAAGTAGAACAATTCTTGCAACACAGTTTAGAGTTTATCCGAATTATGATATATCCCAAGTTCTTAATTTTTCGATGTATGGGTCGTTATCTAAAAGGTTTAGTGTTTCGATTACAAAAATAATAAATTATTTTCCTGCTTCTTTAGATATTCAATTTAATAACAATCAGTTCATTACCGGATACACCGCGTATGACATTGCTTATGATTCCCAAAATGACGAAACATACTTTAAAGTAAGTGTCGATAGAATCCAAAACCCTTTTGATATTGATTATTCTGTAAATGCAATTAATAACTTATCATTAAGAGAAATTGAGGTCTCAAAATATCGAAACTTATATAACACTTATTTAGATTATTGTGTTAGTATTAATGATAATATCTATCAAGTTTTATTCTTCGTTCCATCTGAGACATTGTCGACAGGGTATTTACAATTTTATGTCTCAGGTTCTCCATTTGGGACAACTGCAACTACAATTGAAGACGATTTCCAAATTAGACCAAATGATTACATTTCAGATAAAGTATTTCAAGAAGATTTTGATGAAGTTGAAAAATTTTTATTAAATAGGTTAGTTAGACCTGAATACACGGCGGTTTTTCAAGTTCCACAACAAAACGAATATGGTCAATTTTATACAGAATATAGACAAGTTACTTGGCCAAAAAGAGGTCCTTGGAATTTAGATATTTTAACGTCTTTATTTGATTCGTATTTGGAACAAATTCAAGAAATTGCGGTTAATTTAGACTCATTTAAAACCAATTTGATATCGAGATTTTTAGTCACGGATTCATTAAAAGAGTTCGATACCTTAGGACAAAAAGTTGAAAAAATATTCCAAATATATGGTAGAAGTTTTGACCAAGTAAAACAATTCATTGATGGATTGGCTTATATGAATTCAGTGAATTATAATCCATCAAATGATATTCCTTCAGAATTATTAGTTAATTTATCAAGAACTTTAGGGTGGTCATCAAATTTTTCACCAATAACAAACGAAGATTTTTTAAGTTCTGTGTTTGGAAACACCTCAACACCAACTTATCCCGGTTATGCGAGAGCTCTTACACCAACTGAATTAAATTATGCTTATTATAGAAATTTAATTCTTAATGCGTCTTATCTATTTAAATCCAAAGGAACAAGAAGGTCAATTGAATTTTTATTGAGATTAATCGGCGCACCTGATTCTTTGATTGAATATAATGAATACATTTATCTTGCTGACCAAAAAATTAATTTAGACCAATTTGATACACAATGGGCTCAAATATCTGGTGGAACTTATGTTGATTTAACACCTGCGTATCTACCGGGAGACACTTATAAAATAAAAGGTAATTTATATACCGCATTTACAACAAATTCAACATATGAAAACGTAAGTGTTAGGTTAAGTGATTATCCGATAGATTTTGAAGGATATCCTAAAGCACCAAGAAACACCGAAACATACTTTTTCCAAATCGGTGCGGGATGGTATGAAACAACGCCACAACATAGAAGTCCTGATGAAGTCCAATTAACTGGTGATGTTTATACAGGGCAAAATTATAATATTCAAACTCAATTAACACCATTCACTTATGGTCAAACTTATCTAAACCGATTCAGGAATTTCCCATACATGAATGAAGGGTTTAAATTAAGAAAAGTTGTTGATAATAATAAGTCATGGTTATCAGATGACGATAAAATTAGGGTATCAACTCAAGGTGATTACAATGCTTATTATTTTGTGGACAACGAAAAGTTGGTTCTAAATGTTAAAAATGTTGATATATTTTTAAATCCCGCTCAAGGATTAGTATATGATGTTTGGGACCAATCTAGACAATACGATTATCCAATCCCTGAAACAGGATTAACTGTTAACTATCCGGTTCCGGGAGGAGTCGACTCGACATATGTGAATCCTGAACCAAAGAAAAAAACATTTTTTGAATTTTCTCAAACATTTTGGGAAAACATGATTAACACAAGAAATCGACAATACATTACTGATGGTAAAACCGGAGGATACCCAACTCTACAATCAATCTTTTGGAAATATATTGAGTCGGAACAAACAGTTGGGATACCCAACAATCAATATACTTATCAAAAATTAATTGATTATGTAAATGGTATTGGCCCATATTGGACAAAGTTGGTGGAACAAATGGTTCCGGCGACTACCATATGGAATGGCGGTGTTAGACTTGAGAATTCAATATTCCACAAACAAAAGTTTGTCTATCGAAGACAAAGAGGATGTCAATTTATTCCAGTGCCGGTTAATCCATGTTATATCATTTCAGGCATTTTTGATTATAATTGTAATTCTGAATTCGCAGAATTTAACATATATCCTTGGTTTAATGGTGATATTAGTGTATCAAACTTTAATAGTATTTTAGTTAACCGAGTTAATTATATGTTAGACCAAAGTGGGTTGACCTTAAATCAATGTTATTCAAATTCAGTATTAAGTAATTGGTATGTTGATTTAAAAATAAATGGTCAACAAATTATTCAAGAGTTATTTTATACCGGATACGGAATTTCAGATTCCCCAACACCAACTCAATGGAGACTAGCATTAATTGACTATTTACCACAATTGATTAAATATGGGTATACATATTCTTTAGATGGTAATACATTAACAATTACTAATTTAAGTTGTTTGGATAATACTATAACAAGTTCAGTTTCTTTAGACGTGGGGATAAACATTAATATTAATTGTTCACAATAATGAATTACAATATATCAGTTACAGGGGATTGTCAAAGCACAAGTTCAGGTGCGATATCACTCTTTATTAACGGGGGTAATGAACCATATACTGTCCAATGGGTCACCCCAAATTTAGGGACGGATGTGGTTACATCTCAACCATCAATACGAACCTCATTAAATTCCGATACATATATTGTAACTGTTAATGACAGCACATTACCTGTTAATCAAACGTTAAATATTAATATACCTGTATCGTCAGGAGTATGTGCCACCATTCTCGGAGTTCAAGGAACAACCTGTGGATTGGATAATGGGTCGGTTACAGGAACCTCATCTTCTAATTTTTCAACAACACAGTTTTACTTGTATGATTCAAATGATAACAATTTGATGTTACAAAGCACAAATATTAATGTGAATGAGGTAGTGTTTGGAACACTAAGCGCCGGAACTTACTATATGAAAGTTATTGATGTTGGAGGGTGTACTGGTTATAGTCAAAATTTTATAATCGAAGACTCTACTCCTTTAGATTTTGGATTATATGTTGTTCCAAACTCATCATGCGGTGGAACACCGATTGGTAAGATTACCATAACCGGAATAACAGGTTCTCCACCATATACCTATAATTGGTCTAATGGTGCGACGGGAAACACAATAACAGGATTAACGTCAGGACCTTATTCGGTAACTGTTACGGATTCTTTTGGATGTTCTCAAACTAAAGGAGCAAACGTTACAGATGTTCCACAAGTTGCCTTAGGTGCCTTTACTGCAGTCCCACCTAGTTGTTTCCAGGCTGACGGCTCACTGACAATTCAAATTGTGGGTGGAACTGCACCATATTACTATTCTGCCTCTACGGGTGAAGTCACAATTCAATATGGAACATCTTGGACTGTGAATGGACTATCACCCGGATTTTATTCTATCCAAGTAACAGATGCTGCGTTATGTTCATTTGTTGCAGGTACGGTATTAACATCACCTCAAGGTATGACATCGGTTAGTATAAATACAAATGGGTCTACCTGTTCAAGTAGCGATGGTTCAATACAAGTTTCGGTTATTGGAGGGGTAACACCATACACTTATACTATAATTTACCCTAACGGAAATACATCAAATATTAGTAGTTCGCAAACAACTTATATTTTTAATAATCTATCCTCAGGAACTTATAGTATTGCAATTCAAGATTCTTCGTCATGTTATTTTATGGAAGAGGTGACATTGTTTGCAACGAACACTTATACAATTTCAACTAATGTCACAGGAACAACTTGTAATCAAAATAATGGTTCAGTATTAGTAACAAGAACTGAAGGTGGTGCGAGTCCTTACGATTTTTCTTTAGACGGGGTTCAAAATGTTCTAAACACTACTCTGTCTGCGGTAACATTTACTAATGTATCCTCAGGTCAACACACGGTTAGTGTTACTGACGCTGCGGGATGTGTTCAAACATCTCAAGTATATGTTGGAACAAGTGACCCTTTGGATTTTACATTGTATAGCACATCTTGCGGTAATGGAACGGAAGGGACTTTAACTGCGTTAATTTCAAGTGGGACACCTCCTTTTACCTTTAATTGGTCGACTAATGTTCCCGGGAATCCCCAAGAGATTGAGGTCGGTAATTTAAGTGCTGACACATATACTTTATCAATTACAGATAGTAATGGGTGTACTTTGGAAAGAAGCACAACTATTACTTGTGATGCACTTTACGTGTCCTACCAAACGTATGTAATGGGAGGGGAAAATTTTACAATACAGTCACAATCTAAATTTGGGTTAACCCAAATGTTAAACGAAGGTTTTAATGACTTAACTGCGAACGAAGTTAATTGTCACTTAAATAACGCTGTTTTTGGGGTTAAAGTTTCTGTAAATCCCTCAGGTTTTACAACAAGCGAAAATTTCTTTACCGGAACAACATTAACTTCCGCACCCCCTGATAGTCTTTACTATGAAACACTTACGAGTTTATTGTTGACGGTGCCGGGTATTGGCGGAGTAATAATTGACGACCAAAATAATCAAATAACAATTAACACAATTCCTGGGAATAATACATTAAATGGACAAAGAATTGTTGTTGAATTAACGATAGTGTATGACATATTATGTGAATGTCAGATAACTCCAACACCTACCCCAACCCCAACAAACACAGGAACTCCAACACCTACCCCAACTCCAACAAATACAAGAACTCCGACCCCAACACCAACTTTAACTCCAACACCAACTTCGATTCCGACATCGATATTATGTTCGGTATTTATTAATACATCGTCAAATGACGTATATCAATATCAATATCAAACAAATACCACTACATTACTCAACCCAGATTTTAATACTACTTTACCTGCAGCGGTCGATATTGCTCATACCCCTAATAAGATGTGGTTATATGACGGAGGAATTTCAGGTGGTTTATATGAATATAACATTACATTAAGTCCTTTTAGTGGTTCAAGTAGTCGTTCCTACTATATTCCAGGATTAGGTCCTGGTCTTTTTGCTAAAAATGATACAACATTAATTTCATCGAGTGGAAATACTATCGGTGAAGTTACCCTTTTCAGAGGTGTTGCAACATTTACACCTAAATTTAATTTACCAACTAATAGAGAAATAACTGGAGATATTATTTTAACCACAAATAATAAACTAATTACATCTAATATTGATAGTTTTACTTTTGTAGAATATATTACTCAACAAGATTATACTACAGGTGCGGTTGAGTTTGATATCAGTTGGATTGGAATGATAGATGTGTTTGGTTTATTCATAGATAGTGGAAATATTTATTTTACACTGGCAACCGGAGATGTATATTCAATCGATAATGTTTCTCCATATACCATAACTTATCAAACAAATAATGGTTTAGTTAATTATGGTGCATCTCAAATACCATCTTGTTGTAATGTTTCATTTACTTAGTATTTGAATTTAAAGGTTTAATTTTATTCTAACGCAAATATAACATTGGTGTATTTATAGTTAATGGTACAAATACGAATAACTAATATATCAGGAGGAACGTATCCTATTGATGTTTTTATCTCAGATGTTTATGGAAATAACCAAAGTTATTTAACTACAATTGCGTCGGGACCTGTCCCACCAACATTATCTTATACGACAATTATCCCGTCAATATTTGAGACTGCACCTGAAATAATGTTAAAGTTAGTTGACGCTAATGGATGTGAAATGTTTGAAATCATTCCATGTAGTAGCCCAACACCGACCCCAACACCAACGATAACGCCAACACCAACCGTAACTCCTGGATTATCTCCTAGCCCGACACCAACGATTACTCCAACCCCTACAACGACACCAACTGTAACTCCGACAACAACTTCAACGCCAACACCAACGCCAACCGTAACTCCTGGATTATCTCCTAGCCCAACACCAACAATTACATCAACTCCTACAACGACACCAACAACCACAAGTTCACCTACACCAACACCTACAATAACACCAACTTTAACACCGGGACTTTACTACGCGTATTTATTCCCTGAACCTCAAGATTCAATATCATTAAATAATTTAGGTCAATTTATGTTTGATTCGGGAGCGGTTTCATTCTTTGGTTTTGGTAACACTGGAGTACCTGCGGGGGCAAATTATGCGGGAGATATGGCAATATATGCTCAATATTCAGGATGGACAGGGTCAGTTGGAAACTTTATAACTAATGTCTCAACACTATCCGGTCAAATAAGACAATCACCGGGTTCAGGTGTTGATAGTTATGGATGTTCTCAGAATCAATATACATTTGGCAGTATCCAAGTTACTACTTCTCAGGTTAATGCAACAACCCAACAATATTCATATACGGTTTGGGTGCCATTGGCAGGTGTTGGAGGAACATTTAATAACATGACTCTTGATGTTGGATATGGTAGTCCTTGTTCTGTTTCGGTTATTAATGATGGAGTTCCTGATGTTACAAATGCGGGGATTAATGTTACAGTTCCGAGTGGATGTGCAATTCCTGCTGGAGTCTATAGAGTGTTATGGATGAACGAATTGTATTGGGAACCATCATCAACACCAATGACTTCTAGTTTTTGGGTTAAAGGGGATACTAAATCATAAATAAAAACATAGAATAATAATATAAAACATGTCTTTTCCATATAAAAATCCTATATCATCATCACAATTATCGGGACCTAATAGTGTCGTAAGAACAAGTACGTTTGGGACTAATTTCTCTGTTTTACAGACAGGGGGTTATATGGAGGTTTATAATTTAGATGATTTACAATTAGTGTTAACCGCGGCAACTTATCCTGCGAATATTCAATTGTCGGCGAATACAATACCTATCAATTTTACAAAAGGAACTGGTACGGCATTCTCTCCTGATTTTATCACTTTAAACTCGGATAATATTTCTTCAGGAAGAAGACGATTGGGTATGCAAGTGTATGTTCAAGAAACGGATACAGTTTATCAATTCACAATACCAAATTATGATACATTATGGGGGTCTTTAACGGGACTTACCGGTAATTCTGCAATAACAATTAGTAATTATGGAACGGTGGTTAATAATCGTTCACAAGCCGGAAGAGATTTTATAGGAACTTGGACAGGGTCAACAATTGAAGGGGTAAATGGTGTTAATCGTAATGACGCAAGATGGAAAATATTTTGGGGTAGTGACATCCAAATAACTGGAGGGACATATTACTCGGCAATAACGACTTTAGATTTATATAATAATACAGGAGGAACCATCTCAATATCAGGGTTTAATGGAACCGTGACAGGTGGAACTTATAACAGTGGGACTTCCACGTTAACTCTAAATAATAGCGATGGTAGTGTCGTTAATATTGGTGGAATCATATCAAATGCGGGAACTCTTACTGTTTATGACGCAACATCTGGTGTTACTGCACTAAATGTGACGGGAATGACGTTTTCGGGGGCTTCTGTTATTAATTATGGTAATGGAAATGTTTTAATTAATATCACCGGAGGAACAACAGGTACAAGTGGAACCAGTGGTTCATCAGGTTCTTCAGGAAGTTCGGGAACTAGTGGTAGTAGTGGAACTTCGGGTTCATCAGGTTCTAGTGGTAGTAGTGGAACTTCGGGTTCTTCGGGGACTAGCGGAAGTAGTGGCGCAAGCGGTTCTTCAGGTAGTTCAGGAACGTCAGGTTCAAGTGGGGTAAGCGGAGCATCAGGAACAAGTGGAACAAGTGGTTCTTCAGGAAGTTCGGGAACTAGTGGTAGTAGTGGAACTTCGGGTTCTTCAGGAACAAGTGGTTCTTCAGGAATTAGTGG